TTACTTTTTTCTAGAATCAGCTCCAAACATGACAATATTTATATCTTCTCCGTCCCATATGATTTTATCTACTACGGATCTTATTAAATTTCTTTTCTGAATTACATCTGAGGTATCTATCATATTAGCAAATTTAATTATTATATCATCAACGATATCTATATTATCTTCTTTAATATTATTAGATTCCCTTTTTTCTTCTAATTCGAATAATCTTTCTTTTAAATTTGAATTCTTTTTATCCAGCTCATTAATTTGAACAATTATATATTTAGTAGCATTAGATTCTTGACCTTCTGATAAAGAACCTACTAAATTGGCTATGGCTTTATCATTATCATCTATATTGGCCTTTATTTCCTTTATTTCAGCGTCCAAACTGATTTTAGCACTACTTATACTAACCTTGTCCTTTTCTATCTTTCTGGAAAGGGTAGAGCCTTTATAGGATAGTTTTTTAATCTCATCTATGACAAGCTGGTCTAAATCATTACCTTTTATATTTTTTATATCACATTTTTCTCTTTTACTCTTTTCTTTCAGCTCACATATATAATAAAAAGCTTGAACACCGTCCTTATTAACACGTCCCATTTTTGGTCGCATAAAACTACCACAATTACCGCACCTTAATATACCAGATAAAAGCGATTCTGAATTTTTAACTTTCCTGAAAGTTTTAGATTTATTCTTATTAATCATATTTTGCACCCTCACCCAATCTTTTCCTCTTATTATTCCTGGATGTTTGCCTACGGCTATAATCCATTCTGAGTTATCTCTTAGCCTATTTGTAGTATTTTTCTTTTGTACAGTCTTATTATATGCCATGATACCTTTTTTACCTGTAAACTTATTTGAATCAGCATATACCTCATAATCATTATCAATGAAGTAGTTATATGTATTTTCATCAGCTGTAGCATATACAGGATTAGTTAAAATAGATCTTAGTGAAAATCTAGTATAATTTTTGTTGTTTTTAGTTTTAATATTATTTTGTATACAAAATGTTTCTAACTGAGTTAATGAATCCAATTCTAAGAACTTCTCATATATTAGTTTCACAGTTTTTATCTCCTGAGCTATAGGAGTAAGCTTAAATAATTTTCTTTTTTTTGCATTATGATCTAGATAGACAATCTCCTGAGAATCGAAGCCAGTAGGAGTAGTTCCACCAAGCCATCTGCCAGTTTTGGCTAATTGCAGCATATTATCTCTAATCCTTTCTGCTATAGTCTCTCTTTCTAGTTGAGCAAATACACTGGCTATGTACATCATTGCACGACCCATAGGAGTGGATGTATCAAATTGTTCCTTAATAGATACAAAAGATATATCATTCTCATGAAGATCTTCTATAAGAGTAGAGAAGTCAGCTATGTTCCTACTGATTCTATCCAGTCTATAGCATATTAATACATTAAATTTCTTAGCCTTAACATCACGCATCATAAGCTTAAACTGTGGTCTATCGGTATTACCACCTGAAAACCCTTCATCTTCATATATGGTAATGTCATCATCAGTAGAATTAAAATGTCCATAAACATACTCTTTACATAATTGTATTTGATTTTCTATAGAATCACCACGAGTTGTGAATTTCGATTTACGAGAATAAATTGCTATTTTCATTGAATCACCCCATTGGTATTTATATGTTTATTATATTGGAAAGTATGAAAAAAGAAAAGCTATTGGCATGATTTGAGTTGTTGGTTTATTGATTTTAATTTTTCTATTTAATAGTTATAGGAACACTAGGTATTATTTTTATCATGAAGTATTCTTCCTAATCCTGTAAGTTAATCTTCATTTAAAATAGTTATTTTCACTAAAACTGTATCAGTTTTTTCATTAATAGTCCCTCTTCAAAACATATGTTTGTATATTATTATAGCATAAACAAGTTAGAATGTTGGTAAAAAAACATTTAGAGTATATATAAAAAACTAGTAAAATTTATGAAAATGAGTTATATTATATATAGTTGGACATATAAATAAATTGATTTTAAAGTTTTTAGGAGTGGTTATGTGCTTAAAGATAAGGATATTAGGACAATTTTGATAAAAGAAATCACTAAATCAAATCGAGGTAACGATTATAGACTTGTAGAAGAACTAGCTGTATGCGATGGAGATGCAAGGGTTGATATTGCTTTAATAAATGGCAAATTATGCGGATATGAAATAAAAAGTGATAGAGATACCTTGGGAAGATTACCTAAACAAGTTAAAGCATATAATAGAACGTTCGATATCATGACTATTGTTGTTGGTGAAAAGTATAGAGAAATGATAGAAGAAAAAGTTCCAAGCTGGTGGGGAATAAAAGTTGCCTACAAAGATAATAGTAATAAAGTATATATTGAAAATATTAGGCCTGCATCTTTTAATGATGACGTTGATGCTCGTTCTGTTCTGGAATTATTGTGGAGAGATGAAATTTTAGAGTTGTTAAAAAATAAAGGAATAAGAGGGCTATCTAATAAGAATAGAAGAATGCTAAGAGATATAGCCATTGAAACTATACCTCCTAGCGAGATAAAAGAATATACAAGAGAAATTTTAAAGATTAGAGAAGACTGGAGAGCTGATTAACTACAAAAGTTATATGATGATTGGTCCCAACTTTTCTCCAAGTAGATAAATTTCCGCACTTTTCAATTCCTTTAGAACATCTAGTGAAAATATAGTTATCACCCCAGGAAAAATCTTGTCCACTAAAATCTTTGAGATTTATTAATTTTTGGCAAAGAGAAACTACATTTTCTACATCTAGGCCACCTTTTTTCGTGGAATCTCCTCTGATAACAATAAATGAATCATTAGTTGAGTACCTAATGTTAAAGGCTGGGCTCATTCCAGGAATATATTCAAAAAAGCTAGGGTGGTTAATGCAATAATCAGAGTATTTCAGCTTAATATTATATCGCTTTTCCAAATAAAGCAATGAACTCCACAGTTGGTAGTCATAACGGCTAATGTGATGAATCTCATATTTTCCGAAAGAGCTTAATGTTTTAGGAAAAGCACTACTTGATAAAATAATATTTCTAAAAGATTGTATTTCAGGTATGTCTGGTAGTAAGGCTTTTGCAACAATCTTTTTTTCTCCAAAATTATTTTCGTTAATTTCTCTTAAATCTATTATTAAGTCAATGTTGTTATAGCCGAACTCATCCTTTAGTTCCATCAAACTACTGTCTAAATCATCTAAATCATCGCTGGTTATTCTAATTGCTATACCATTTTTTGAGTAATTATTAGCCTCTTTTATTGCATCTTTATTATCTGACAAGAATACTACTGGAATTACATATTTGGGGTCACATTGGCTTAGCAAATCAAAATATATTTCTCCACTATTTTCTTCATAAACTTCTGGTAAAATATCAAAATAAAAATATCTGTTCTTCCAATTATTTAAAGAATCTTTGAGCTTAGAAAAATTAAAATCGGGCGTTATTTCTATTAATGGAACTATTTTATCTTTTATAGAATCTTCCAGTTCTTTTAAAGCTCCTTGTTCTCCTTGTTTCCATTTAAGAATAGGAATATAAGTAAAATTTGTTTTCATAGTAATCCCCCTTAAGAAAATAATTATAAGTAATAGTTGACAATATAAACGATAATTAAAAATTTAATATAAACATATTTAATCATCTCCTTAATTTGATTTACTTAATATATAAGAAAAGCAATGGAGATAAAAGCTACCCAAAGGTAGCTTTATATCCCTAATGCTTCTTTAGACTTAGATCCAAGAATACCATCTACAGTAAGTTTGTTATCCTTTTGGAACTTTTTAAGAGCTTCCTTACTTTTCTTTCCCATGATTCCATCAGCTTTACCGCAGTCATAACCTAACTCATTAAGCTTTTCCTGAGCTTTCTTTATATCTTCAGATTTAGTAGAACTGGAGCTTTTCTTTGATGATGTAGTAGGTTTTTTAGTAGAAGTTTTACTACTATAAGGACAAACTCCGTCTTTATGTAAGTGTGCAGTATTTCCACCACAGTGGTAGTGATAGCTACCTAATCCACTTTTATTCTTATTGTCCTTATGCCCACCGCTAGAATCTGTTCTACCTGGATGACCTATAACAATAGTAGAACTAAGCGATAAAGCGACTGCTAGTCCTAATGAAGCAATCTTTTTTGATGAAAATTTCTTTTTCATTTGAAATTCCTCCTTTGTATTTTAAATAATTTATTTGTTATCCATGAACCAAGTTTAAAAGAAACAATTGCTATAAAAAATAGTAAAAGAAGACCGATAAATGCATTATCTACTTTTATTGCTATGAAAAGCGATAATACAGCCCACAAAAAGAATGATATTGTTATTTTTAAAATAGGAAATGATATATTTAATTTTTTTTCTGAAGTGAGATTTGTTTTTGTATAGCTAAGATCGTTTATATAATCAAAATAATGTAAGGAACCTATATCTTCTTTATTAATTAATACCTTTCTCGGTTTACTACCTTCATATCCGCCTACAATGCCTCTATCTTCCATTTCATCAACAATTCTTGCTGCCCTTGCATATCCAATCTTTAGCTTTCTTTGCAACAGCGAAATAGAAGCCTGTCCTTCTTCTATTACTAGATAAATTGCTTTTGGCAATAATTCATCTACATCATAAATAATATTTTCAACTTCAACTTCGTTTTGAATGTTTTCTACAATATTATTTTCATGTTTATTTATAAAATGGTTTACTACTTTTTTAATTTCTTCATTACTAATAAAAGCTCCTTGGATTCTTATTGGCTTTAATTCTTTCATAGAATAGAATAACATATCGCCTTCATTTAAAAGTTTTTCAGCTCCAGCTGTATCAAGTATTATTCTAGAATCGGATTGAGAAAATACCCTAAAAGATATCCTTGAAGGAAAGCTATTTTTAAAAACATTTGCGATAGAGGGTATTTGTGTAGTTACTATTAAATAAATTCCTGCAGCTCTTGCCATTTGTGCTAACCTACAAATGCAATTTTCAATCTCTTGAGCAGATACCATCATCAAATCAGCTAATTCATCTATAATGATAACTATCTTGGACAACTTTTCTTCCTCATTATTTTTAAATTTTTCATTATAGGAAGTTATATCCCTTACATTGTTTTTTGTAAATAGTTTATATCTATTTTCCATTTCAGCAATAGCCCAATTAAGAGCGGAAACAGCTTTTTTTGGTTCAGTAACTACTGGTATTAATAAGTTAGGGATTCCATTATAAATACTCAATTCAACTACTTTAGTATCTATAAGTAAAAGTTTTACATCATCTTGAGTAGGTCTATATAAAATACTAGTTATTAAAGCATGAATACAAATGCTTTTTCCAGTTCCAGTTGATCCAGCTATAAGAAGATGTGGCATTTCATCTATACTTTTAATAATTATTTTTCCATTAGTGCTTTTTCCTAATACTAGAGGTATTTCAAAATTAGTATTTTTATATTCATCAGAGTTTAATATATCATGTAAAAAAACTAATTTTCTATCATAATTTTCAGAGTTACATGTAGTATCTAATGATAGCGTTATCATTTTTATTAATATATCCCTGTCCCATAATTCAACATTATTTGCTTCAGATAGTTCTATAGCATTGGGAGTAAAATAATTATTTGTAACTACCATACATTTATTAGCCCGATAATAATTTTTTGCACCAATAATTTCTTGTATGGCGGAAATGCCTACAGTATTGCTATATCTTTTGGCCTGGATAACTGTTCTATCCTTATCCTTTGAAATAATTAAGTCTGCTCCATAGTCATTAGAGGCTGGGGTAATTTCTACTTCATATCCTAAATTTTTAAAAAGATTAAATAAATAATTTTCAAATTCTATACCAGATAGATTATCTATACATAGTTCATCCATGGGAATCCTCCTTCAAGCGATTTATCTATGGAAATAATTATATTATGAAACCTTAGTAATATAATGTTATTTAAATTATGTGCTAAAACGAAACCAAATATCTTGAAACCCAATTGGTGTGATTAACTTCGCACCGATTTTTTATTGCCTATATGTAACAATGGCGAATAAGAGGCTTATATTACATATAACAGATAAATATAAAATACATAGGAGGTAGAATAAATAAAAAATATATTAATGCACAACGCTTATTTACAAAGTTTAGATGTTTAACCTATGAAAATAATTACTATAGTTTAAAAAAATATAGTAGGTAATTGAAAAATATTAATATTTATTATTAAGTTTTTGTAACAATACATAATATGGTAAGCCGGCATTTTAAGCCATTACAGCTAGTAGCATTTTATATATATTATAATAACTAAATATATATTGTGTTTAACTAATAAATATAAAAAAATGGACCTACAAGGCGCATGGTTGACACGTTTGTAGTATCGTGGTATTATATCTATAATGTAAAAAACATTACATACAATTTATGATTAAGAAAATAAAAATATAATATCTATTGCATACAGAACAGATGTTTGCTATAATATATTTAAACATACGTTCGCCACTGATTACTTACATAAAAAGGGGGTCCTGCTAGTGGTGGAGGATACAGAGTACATAAAGAATTTAAACATCATGCAAAGAGCATTTAAAGATAAAAACAATAAAGAAATAGAACGACTGATAAATTTTATAGCCGATGAAGAAGCTAAACTTATTAAAAATAAAAGCAGTTAACTTATATGGTTAATTGCTTTTACTATTATTATCATTATTATTTAATAGTTCTTGTATTTTAATATGTTTGGCTATTATTTCAGCTAGTTCCTCATATGTTTTGTTCTCGTAATTAAACCCTTTATTAATCATTACTTGTCTAAATTCATCTAAGGCTTTATATTCTTTTTGAAACTCTTTTTTCAGTTTTTCTTCTTGCTTGTAAGTATTTCTTATACTAGAGTTTTCTAAGTTTTTTTTGTTAAATTCTGATTCAATATCTTCATCTTTTATATATCCTGCAGCTTTCATAAAGTCTGTGTAAGTTACATTATTTTTAGCAGTACTAGCTAATCCTTTTAATATTTCTGGGGAAGGAGGATTATCCATTTTGTTATTTAGTAATTTAGATATATAAGTTCTGTTAACTCCACTTAGTTTGGAGTATTCAGTAGTGTTTAAGTCCCCCATAGCCTGTAATAATAATTCTTTAAAAAGTTCTTTGTCAAACATATAAACCCCTCCTAAATAGTATTTTATACATAAGCGTGAAAATATTCAACACATCACTACGTAAAATCTTTTCACGCAATTCCGTGAAAATAGTTGACAGCATTAAAATCGAATGATATTATGTATATACAGGGTGAAAAAAGTTAACAAAAGGAGGATGATTATGATACCAAATATAGAAAAATTGCAACAACTTGTTGATAAAAAGTTTAATGGAAACAAGTCGGCTTTTGCTAAAGCTATTGGGATTGAAAGGTCACACATATCTCATATATTAAAAGATGGAACTGGGGCAGGTGCAATGTTTTTTGGAGCATTGATGCAGTATTGTGAGAAAGAAAATTTAAAATTTAAAGATTATATTTTTCTACCAACAAATGTGAATAAAATTAACGATAGAAACCAAGGTAACAACCATACAGCCTAATAATTATCTCACATAAGTAGATTCAAAAAAAGAAGTAAATATTGGAAGGAGTAAGATAGGTGGAAGAATACTACCTTATAGCTTTCATACAAAATTGTGTAAAACACGCAGTAACCAAGTAATAGGACAAATTAATTAATTCATATAAATATTATGAAAGGAGTGGGGAGTTTTGAATATTACAGTTCACTTACCAACAACTAAAGAAGGATGGCAAATGCTAAACGAAAGAATGGCAGAGATACATTCAGAATTTATAATAAACCAAATAAACAATCTCCCCTGTAGTTATGAAGAGAAGTTAGAAATCTTAGAAGGGGTTAAGAAGAGAGTAGAGGAGGAGGGAGTGTGATGGATAAAACAATGATAGTGAGTAATTTAGAAATTCTTAGCAATTATATTAAAAAGGATATTGAACATACAAATACGAGTATAGAGCATTGGAAAAAGCGTGTTGAAGAAATTGGAGAGGGTACTATAGCATTTCCAATTGAAAATGAAACCTATGGAGAAACATTAGATAGAAGTATAGAGAATAAAAAGTATCTTATGAAACTCCTTGAGGATAACAACAATTTGATAAATACGTTAAGGAAAGGAGAGAAAGGAAGAGATGAAACAGATTAGATTGGTAGCTTTTACTTGCAAAGCTAAAGATTTACCTTCCAGACTAGAAGAAGAATTGAAGAAGGTAGAAAGGAAATTAAAACAATCTAAAAAATCAGCTTAAATATTTATCTATCTACTTTAATTGTATATCCTAATTGACTTATAAACAATGAATTGTAATGCAAGAAAGAGGTGAAAAAGATGTTCAAAGATGCACGATTAAAAACTGGATTAACAATCGAAGAGGCAGCGGCAAAAACTTATGTAAGTCCAAGAGCTTTGATAAATTACGAGCAAGAAAATACTACACCTGGTCCAGATGTAGCACTACAAATGAGTAAGGTTTATAAAGACCCTTGGTTAACTCAAAGGTATTGCAAAGATTGTTGTGCAATAGGACGAGCATACTCATATGAGATATTAGATAATGTTAATTTAGATCCTGCAAGTGTAATGCTTAAACTAGTTGGAGAAATGAAAGAAGCCCAAGATGTGTTAAACAATATGTTAGCTTTAGCAGTAAATAAAAATGAAAGAGAAGATTTCAAAGAGTGTGAATGGGAGGAATTTGTTAGATATTTACATGAATTTTTAGATGTAGAACATAACGTAGAAATATTAAAGATATCACTAAATAAATGGTGTGACATGGCTGAGTTGATAGCCGAACATAATCAGAAATGTAAGTTAAGAGGGTATGTAGGAGGTGAAGTAAGTGAAAGATGATACGGTTTTAGACTTAAGATACAACATAGCAGCCTTGTATATAGCAATTTTAAAGGAAGGCATAGCAACACCAGAGCAGGCATTTGCGGTTGTCTCCAATACATCAGTTATAAAAGCCACTACAGATGAAGATGTGAAAGACATGATAGCAATGAGAAATCAAGGACTAACTTATAAACAAATAGCTGAAATATATGGTTCAACAGATTCAAATATATATCACAGAATTGAATATAAAAAAAGACCTTTCAGCCACCAACTGAAAAGGTCGAAAACAAAAACTATTTAACTTATTATACCACATTGAAAGGAGAATAAAAGATGGATGCTATCGGAATATATATAAATCATGTAAATCAATCTAAAACAGGGATTGAAAAGGAAATGTATTATCTAATTGAGCAAAATATGGAACTAGAAAGAATTTTAAGAGAAGCGAAAGAAGCTGAGAGGAAATTAAATAAAAACAAAGAGAGGTTTATGGAGTTAGCAGTACAGTATGCGAATATGAAGGGAGATATATAAATGCTTAAATTGTATGAGTTAACGGAAATGTATAGGAATATTCAAGAGTTAATAAGTGATGATGATGTAGATGTTAAATCTTTAGAAAATGCACTAAGTCAAATTGAAGGTGACATCAATTCTAAGGCTGAGAACATAGCTAAATTGATTAGAGGCATGGATGGAGATATAGAAGCATTAAAAACCGAAGAAAAGAGATTAACAGATAGAAGAAAGGCTTTAGAGAATAAAAAGAACGGGATTAAGAATTATTTAGAAATGCAATTAAAAGCCATGGAAATTGATAAAGTTAAAACTCCATTGTTTACAGTATCAATACAAAACAATCCTCCAAGTGTTGACGTAATAAATGAAGAACTTATTCCGAAAGAGTTTACAAAAACGACAACAACAGTATCAAGAAAAGATATTCTAGAAGCTTTGAAGAATGGAGAAGAAGTTCCGGGAGTAGAGTTGAAACAAACTAAATCATTAAGAATTAGATAGGAGGGTTTTGATATGACTAATAAGATAGCAAATAAAAATAATAGTATCGCACAAAATCATACAGTTAAATCTTTATTAAATATTGAAGGATATCAAAAAAGGTTTAGAGAGGTATTAGGGAGTAGAGCACCTCAGTTTATGAGTAGCATTATAAGTGCAGTAAACAGTAATGCAGCACTAGGAGAATGTGAACCAAATACAGTTATTCAATCGGCATTAAAAGCAGCAATATTAGATTTGCCCATAGAAGATAATTTCGGATTTGCATATTTAGTGCCTTATTACAATAGTAAAAAAGGATATAAAGAATGTCAATTTCAACTAGGATATAAAGGTTGTATTCAACTGGCTTTAAGGACAGGCATGTATAGAAACATTAATGTAATAGACGTAAGAGAAGGAGAACTGAAAAGTTGGAATCCTCTTACAGAGGAGCTAGAAGTTGAATTTATCGTAGATGAAAAAGAAAGAGAAAGTAAAGGAGTATTAGGATATGCAGGGTATTTTTCTTTGTTAAATGGATTTGAGAAAAAAGTTTACTGGACTGTAGAAAGTTTATTAAATCATGCTACGAAATATTCTGCTCAATATAGAAAATATAAATCAGGAATGTGGTCGGACAACTTAGATGATATGTGTAAAAAAACTGTAATTAAAAACATGATAAACAAATGGGGAATTCTATCAGTAGAAATGCAAACACCAAATCAGCAATTATTAGAAGCTATAAAAGCAGACCAAGCGGTAATAAGAAATGAGAATGAATACGACTATGTAGATAATGATCTAGGAGAAATAGTCGAAGCAGAAGTTGAGATAGAGGATAGCACCGACGTTAATGATGATTTAGCAGATAATCCAGATTTACCATGGAATAACTCAGATGATGAAGATAATAAATCATTTTAGACTAGGAGCTTTATGCTCCTGGTCCTTATAAGTAGGTGATGTTTTTGGGTGAATGGATTAGTAAGGAAAAGAGATTAAGAATTTATAAAAGAGATAAATTTAGATGTAGATATTGTGGAAAGAAGTTAATACATGGGCAATTAAGTTTAGATCATGTAATTCCTAAAAGTAGGGGAGGCACAAATAAATATGAAAATTTGGTTACTTCTTGTGCCCAATGCCAATGGAGAAAACAAAATATGTTTTTAGAAGAAGTAGGAATGGAGATAATTGAATTGCGAAAGTTAGGTGATTAGATGCCTGATAATGAAATATTAAAAGCTGAATTAGAAGATGGATACGGCAGGGTAGCAAACTTATTACTTGAGGCTCTTGCAATGTCAAAATTAAATGGAAAACAAATGAGTATATGTCTATTTATTATTAGGAGGACATATTCATGGGGAAAGAAATCAGATGAAATAACTTTAAAAGACTTTGCTTTAGCTTGTGATAGTTCTGAAACCTATATGTCAAAACAGATAAAACAATTAATTAAATGGAAAGTTGTTTTAAGAAAAAATTATAGTCCAGGTAAGGTTCCAGAGTATGAAATAAACACAAGGGTTGACGAATGGGACAAGGGTTGTCTAAACGTTCAAGGGTTAAATGAAAATGTAGTAAACAACACATATATAAGCTCAACCCTTAAACAAAAAGACAAGGGTTGTCTGAATGAACAAGGGTTGAACGAAAGTATAAGACAAGGGTTGAACAATCAGGCAAGAGTACCCTTGAACGAAAGGACAAGGGTTGTCCAAGGTCAAAGCTTTGAAAATACTGACGTTAAATGGTGTCTTAAAGAAAGTAGTAAAGAAAGTATAAAGAAAGATACTACTACTACAGAAGAGGAACAGTCAAAAACTGGAAACGAAGTTAATCCTGTCGCCGATATAGGTGCCGATCCTATACAACAGGATGAGAGTAAAAGAGAATCAGATTTACAGAAGATAGAAGATTACTATAAACGAGAGGTTAGAAAGAAAGTACTTGTTAGTAATAATGATATGATTGGCATTACTCATGCCTATGATAAATACAAGGATGTAGATTTTATTATATCCGTAATGGAAAGAGCTAAGCAAGATAACATAAAAAGAAATGGAAGTTGTAAGATTAATTCATTTAACTATTTTGAACAGATTTTTGAAGAAGAATGGGAAAGAAAACATGCGAAAAAGGAGGCTATCAAAGATGGACCAACTTCAACAAGTAGCAGAAAGAATTTTAAATTCGATAAAAGCCAATTCCTCTGGAACAGAGGAGAAAGTTAAATATGAATGCGAGATATGCAAAGACAAAGAATGGATTGATATACGTGATGAAGATGGACTAATAACTTCATCTATGCCTTGTAAATGTAGAGAAGTTAAGCTATATAAAAGAATACTTGAATCATCAGGAATAACTGAGGCTTTCTTAGAAAGAAACTTTGGAAACTTCAAACCTAAAAATCAAGCTATCGCAAATGCTAAAGCAATGGCTATAGATTACGTTAAAAAGTTTGATAAAGTGAAGAATTCTAAAAATAACTCAATAGCCTTTGTAGGACAAGTAGGTGCTGGAAAAACACATCTAAGCATAGCAATAGCAAATGAATTGATGAAAAGAAATATTGGAGTTAGATATATGCAGTATAGAGAAGATATAACGAGAATTAAACAAGTTGCAGCAGATGAAGAAAGCTATGCTAGGGAGATAAACAAATATAAAAATGCAACGGTATTACTCATAGATGATTTATACAAAAATGCCACTTATAAAACTAGATCAGGCTATGAAATTTTAAATGATGCAGATAAAAGAGCTATGTTTGAAATAATAAATTACAGATATTTTAAGAATGCTCCAATCATAATTTCAAGTGAATATTTAGCCGAAGATATATTGAGCTTTGATGAAGGCATTGGAAGTAGAATATTTGAAATGTGTAAAGGCTACATTATGGAATTCAAGGGGCAAGAACTTAACTATAGACTTTATAAACAAGCCTTATAGGAGGGATAACGTGAAGCTTTGTTATAAATGCAATAGCCGAATGGTAGAAGTTAAACTAATAGATTTAAGAGGTAAGTCGTACCGAGCCTTAGTATGCACCTATTGTGGACATACCTATAGCAAGGATAAAGCTTTTAAAGGGAAGTTACAACTTAGAGCAGGATAAGGAGGCATAAAGATGTCAAAGAGCTGCATTGACTGCAATAAAAGATATCCTGGTTGTCATAGCAAATGTAAAGCATATACAGAATACAGTCAACAAATGGAGAGAGAAAAGAGTGTAGGAGGAAGTGGATCATGAAAAGATGGAAGAAGTGGAAAAAGCTAATTAGAGGGACTTTACTCAGAGAATATATATTCATCAGTATTTTTTCAAGATAAGGAGAGATATACATGGGTTATCACAAGGGAGATGGATTTGAAGAGATAATAAACTTAGCAAATTTATCGTATAAAAGAAAAGAGATAGCATTAGTACAGAAGATAGCAACACCAATGAAGCCAATTAGAAGGGGAAAGCAAATAGTATCAGCATACTATGAAGAAAAAAGTACACTAGACTACATAGGAATATATGGAGGAGTACCTATAGCTTTCGATGCAAAAGAAACCAAAGAAGAAACAAGGTTTCCTTTAAACAATGTTCAGCTACATCAAATTAAGTTTATGAAAGAATGGGACAAACATGGAGGAATAACATTCTTACTCATATATTTTACTAAACTAGGAGCAGTGTATAGGCTTGATTGGACAACTTTGGACTGGTACTGGAATAGGTATCAAGAAAATAGAGGTAAAAGAGGATATGGAAGTATACCACTAAATGAATTTGAATGTAATTGTAAGCAATTAAAATCAAGAGATGGAATTATATTAGATTACCTGGAGGGGATAGAAAATGTCAAATAAGCTTCAAATAATTAATGAGAATACAGGAGAGATTCTTGAAGAACAAAAATTCACAGGAGGATATCATGTAATTTACACTAACTTAGAGGACATGGGCAAGTTAAGACATATAAGAAAATTAGATAATGCTAAATTTGGAGACAAGCACTGGATTAAAAACTGGATATATAGACCTATAGCTGAGAAATTAGTAAAAAGATTTCCAGAGTTAAAGCATATTAAACCTAAAAATATATTGTTTATAGAAGATATGGAATGGGAAAAGCCAGATAGCTTAAAACCTAAAAAACATTGGATGGCTAAAATATCAAAAGCTAATCAACAATTTTCAGCAATGAGTGGATACGACTATATTCTAGAAACTAGGAGTTATTTTATTGAAAGGATGGCCAGAGAGCAAATTATAGCACTTATCTATCATGAGCTTAGACATATTGACGAGTGGGGAGATTTACAACCTCACGATATAGAAGATTGGGATAACATGGTCGCAACATTAGGCAAGGATTGGGTTGAAACTTCGGCAGAAATTAAGAACTTAATTAAAGATGATATATTTTGGAGACAGTTGGAGCCAGCTGCTAAACAGTTAGATATGTTTGAAATAAAGGCAGTAAAGTAAAATGGGAGGGTCAAATTATGATTAAACTAGTTAGTATAGATAAAATAAAAAATCATCCTGAGAATCCACGAAAAGATTTAGGAGATTTAACGGAATTGGCAGATAGTATAAAACAGAATGGAATACTACAGAACCTAACTATAGTGCCATACGAAGATGGACACTGCGGATCCTGTAAACATGACAATCCACAGACGGGGTGGTGCAAGATAGACCATCAGGGAGGAGTACCTTGCACAGGATGGGAAAGTAAAGGTGTATATACAGTAGTGATCGGACATAGAAGATTAGCTGCAGCTAAGAAAGCAGGATTAACAGAAGTCCCATGTTCCATAGCTGACATGGACTATAAAACACAAATTGGCACAATGCTTGCAGAAAATATGCAACGATCTGATTTAACAGTATATGAGCAAGCTCAAGGGTTTCAGATGATGATGGACCTTGGTGAAACAGTATCAAGTATTTCTGAGGAAACGGGGTTTTCAGAAAGTACGGTCCGTAGAAGAATGAAACTCCTTGAGTTGGATCAGGAGAAATTGAAAAAAACAATGGGCCGTGGTGCAACTCTTTCTGATTATGTTGAACTTGAAAAAATTGAGGACATAGAGGTAAGGAACCAAGTACTTGAAAAAATAGGAACTAATGATTTTGATTGGACATTAAGAAGAGCCATAAATGAAGAACAGAGAAAGAAAAAGCTCAATGAGATACTTTTAGAAGTAAAAAAATTTGCTACTGAAACAAAAGATACATCTAGATTGGAATATGAAACTGCATACTGGGGAAGGCCTAGTGAAAAATTCACAATACCTGAAAATGTAGATGAAGTAGAGTATTTTTATGAAATTAAGCACGATTATATTTATCTTTATTATAAAAGTCCAGAAAGTGAGGATTTGGATAAAAGAAAAGAGGAAAGAGAGAAATTAAGGAAGGAAAAACATTTAAAACTTGAGAATCTAACTGAAATAGCATATGAGTTAAGGCGAGGATTTATAAAAAACATTTCCAATACTAAGGCAAGAAAGAACATGAATACAATAATAGAAGGTACTCTATATACCATGGCGGAGAGTTACTACAGCCTTAATTATGAAGAAATGGCAGATATCATGGACATAGATATAAGTGATAAAGAAAATATAGAATGGAAAGATATAGCAGGGGATATATGGAAGCAGCCGGAGTTATATCTATTAAAATCTACTTACTATATACTCGATAACCCTAGCGAAAACTATTTCAACTGGAATTGTGAATATAGACCAAATGAAAGTCTTGATTATGTGTATGACTTTCTTAAGAAATTAGGATATAAAATGTCTGATGAAGAGATAGCACTTCAAAACGGTACACATGAGGTGTTTGTAGATATTGAATGGCCCACAGATAAAAAATATTAGGGGGATAGATTTATGAAATGTGAGGAAGAAGTTGCTAAATACTGTATGCAGGCAGTAAAGTATAAAAAATATGCGAAGGTAAGAAAGTGCAATAAGTGTTGCTTCTACTGTAAGGTTAGATGTGACAATGTGTGTGAAAAAGCATTGGAGGGATAATGATGAGAGAGATCAAATTTAGAGCATGGGATAAAGATGAAGAAAGAATGATATATTCTGGAACAGAACAAAATGACTATCCTTTTGCTTGGATGATACACAGTGATGGAATAGATATAGCCGAACACGACGGAACAGATTGGAACTATATTGATAACTTGGTATTAATGCAATATACAGGGTTAAAAGATAAAAGCGAAGTGGAGATTTATGAGGGAGATATATACTCAGAGGAAGAATATATATTTGGTAAAATTCAAAAAACATATTGGAAAGTAATTTGGAGTGAAGAGGATTGTGGATTTCAGTTAGTGGCAAATATAGAAAAAAGTTATAGAGGAGAAAAATATCAGGAAGATGTATTTTTCCCCATAGGAGCGATAATGGGGAGAAAGATGGAATATGCAGGGAATATACACGAGAATCCAGAGTTATTGGAGGGATAGAAATGGAGATAGAAAAACAGTATAATCAATCAAAGAAACAAAGTCTTAAGAATGAAATGATAGACTATATAGATGATACATTAAATGCAGCAGAAAGCATGGGGAGCCTTGAGTTCTTCACTATAGAAATGAATGTTCATAATGGGGAATTAAAAGCTAATTGTACATTAAAGAATAGAAAGAAGGTGTACTGATATGTGCGGTAATCCTTTTAAAATAGGGGATAATGTAGACGGTGACTTTGAAGTAGAAGAGTATACTACAAGTTTTATTAATATTGATTCTAATATTTTAATATGGAGAGTTATTGAAGGAATGAAAGTACTGACTCTTGATGAAATATTAGAACAGACTATAAAATACAATAAAAATCATAGAGAAGCATTAGGAGAGAAGTATGTACCTTTCATAAGAGTTGTTTATGAAACTGGATTATGGGGAGTTATATTTGAAGTAGGGAACTATCCACCATTGGGAAAACAATGGATAGTACATGGCATAACAAAAGGATATGCTTAATGAATATAATGTTATTTATGTAAAATAGAGGAGAGGTTGAAGATGGATTCAATATCATTAGAACAATTAAGGTTAATGAAACATACCATAGGGTTTGAGCCAAATAGAGTTAAAAGAAATAAGTACAAAGCTTATCGGAACTACTTTTGTGCTGGGAGTAATGAAATGAAAGAATTTAAAGATTTGATTACTAAAGATATGGCAGTAAAAGATATAAGAGATGGATATATATACTACTTTTTAACAAACAAAGGGATAAATTATATATCGGAAGTTACAGGTATAAAAATAACTAAAATAGATTAGCTGAACATTTCAAGCGTAATATATAACAACTAAATAAGTCCTACCATACCTAGATGGCGGACACCAAGACTACTTAATTGTAGTTGAGGTGTCTTTTTTTATTACTTGTTAAACGTTGAATCAAGTATTTTACAGTTTTATTACAATTTCATCAAGTAAAGAGATTGCATAATGGAAATTTATCATTAGGAGGATAATATGCAGATACTTATAACAGAAATAGAAAGATTAAGGAAAGATTTAAACAATACAGTAGGAGAGCTCCAGAAGGCAGGATATAAGAAAGCAAAGACAGAGTATACTTACAGGATAGCATTAGCAAAAGAACTCTTAAAATTAAGAGATGGAGGGCTACCAGCTACACTTACCAATGATGTAGCTAGAGGAAATGAAGAAATAGCAAAATTTAAATTTAATAGAGATGTAGCAGAAACTATGTATGAATCTACATTAGAAAAGTTAAGAGCTATAAAAATAGAGTTAGGAATAGTAGAAAGGCAGATAGAAGCGACTAGGAGAGGAGAATAGGAGGGACGAGCATTATGCTGCTTATATCGACATATCAGGATTTACTTAGAGAAATAGAAATATACGAAAATAGATTAGATGATTTATATAGGGAGGATTATGCACTTAGAAGGATAGAATATAATAGAATAGATTTAGATGTATATGTAGAAAGAAAGCATAAATTAAATAATGAGGCAGCAATAATACAAGCTATCCTTGACGATAAAAGAGAAACTCAAAGACAAATATTAGAGAAACTAAAGCAACTTGAAGGATTAGAATACAAAATAGCATATAAGAGATTCATAGAAGGAAAGACGTTAAATGAAATAGCTGGGGAATTAGGGTACTCTTATCAATATATGAAAGAAGTGTCCGCTAAAACCTACCAAGAACCTACTGACAGGAGAATAGCTCCATGATACTATGTTAATATAAGATTAATATACAAAAGGATATATCAAAGTTGGCTGTGAATCTCACCTCTTCTGGGTGGGATTTTTTATTATGCAAAATGAGGTGAGAGAATGAATATAGGAGAAATTATAAGGTTTAGGGATATAGATATATATAGGAAGTTAAAAACTATGGTGAGAAGGCAGCAAAAGAAAGAAATTAAGCTTGGAGATAGACCTGAGAGACTTATGCAGCATGATAGTTATAGAAGGAAAGGGAGAAGGATTAAGCAAGTGAAGTGGGGATAATAAAAGTCATAGATAAAACCTCCTTCCAAGGCACGTCTTTATAGGCGTGTCTTTTCTTGTCGAAAAATATATAGAGGATTTTAGAGATTTATGTAGAAGTAGGTAGGAAAAGGGAGGGGATAAAAATGAGTAAAAATGACGGAAAAAAGCAGGTAATAATAGGACTTATAATTAGTTTTCTATTATACGGATTGTTATGGTTTTTTTATTTGATAGCTGGAAGTTTTTTGAAATACACAACACCAGATATTAACACTTGGATGAATATAGTTGTTACAACATTTGGTACATTTTTTGGACCATATGCAGCAATCCTAAGTACTTTATGGCTGCAGAATAAAAACAAAGAAGAAGAATTGGATAAAAATATAGAGTTTAGTAAAAATATTATTAATCTATTTTTAATTCATGAAATAAAATATAACCTTAACAATGTATTGGGCGGCAAAGATGTGTTTTATGAAAGGTTTAAAAATGAAGATAAACCAACCCAATTTGGTTATAGAAACATAGAAATAAAGTCTGATGAATTTGATAAAATAAAGTATGAATTAATTAAATATAATAATGAAGATGTCAATGATATTATTGAATTGTATTTTATGTTTGAAACTTTAAAAAGTAACAAAGACATTAGCAAATTTAATCAAAAACAATTTGATGAAATTAAAAAAGTCTATCTAAAAAATGTTGACAAATATTTAGATTAAAAATTAGAATTCTAATAATGTTCTTAGTTTTTAGAAATGTTTCTATATAATTATGTCGAAACTTGTGATAAGTAAATAAAGGATTTCCTTCTTTCTTGTAGAATAAATAGAGGGAAAGGGGGAAAAAGTATGGCANAGACCATGGATAGAAGAGACAATTGATAAAAACTGTAGAATTTGTGGAGAGAAAAAAGAGTTTTCAATATACTGGGTTTTAGATTCTAATGAGTCATTTTATATTTGTAGGGATTGTTATTTCATCTTGAGGGGTCTTTTTATTGATACGATGCTAGAGAAAGAAGAAGAGGAAGGAATTTCTATATTAAATCAGCTGAAAGAGTTAGAGACAAAGATAAACAAAATAAAAAGTATGAGAAAAAAGAATGAGCAATACTAAATTAAAGAGCCCTAACAAGGCTCTTTTTTAATACAAAAAACCAATATACAAAACAAACGAATGGCAATTAGCAATGAGGTGGTGATAGATGGCTAGAGCTAGAAATCCAGATAGAATAAAGGCAGAAAAAATATATTTAGAACATGAAGGAAATATTGAATTAGTTAAGATTGCAGAAATATTAGATAGACCTCCAGGAACAATTAGAGGTTGGAAAAATAAAGATAAATGGGATGATAAAATAAATGGAACGTTCCAGAAAAAAGATAACAAGAATACGGAACGTTCCAAAAAAGAAAGAGGGGGTCAACCTGGCAATAAAAATGCAGTTGGTCATGGAGCACCTCCTGAAAATAAAAATGCTGAAAAACATGGATTCTTTTCAAAGTATCTTCCTGAGGAAACAATGGATATTATCCAAGAGATACAAGAAAGGGATCCTATTGATTTATTATGGGATGGCATACAAATACAATATGGAGCCATTATCAGAGCTCAAAGGATTATGCATGTGGAAAGTAAAGGGGAAATGATAAAGGAATTAAAGAAACAAAAAGAATATGATAGCGAAACTGTATCATCATCTGAAATTGAATATGAATTTCAGTTTGCATGGGATAGGCAAGCTACATTCCTTCAAGCTCAGAGTAGAGCTATGGCAGAATTGAGAAGTCTAATAAAGCAGTATGATGAGTTGCTTAATAGTAACAGAGATTTAGCAACAGAAGAACAAAGGTTAAGGATTGAAAAGCTAAAAGCAGATATCGAAAAGGTTAAGAGCCAAGACAATGATGAATCTATAGAAATAGTAATCAAGCGAAAGGGCGAATAATAATGGTAGTAGAAAAAGAAGTTAATCCTCACTTTGAAGACTTTATATTTGATTGGAATTATAAGACTTATTTGCTTGCAGGTGGCTATGGCAGCAGTAAAAGTTATCATGTAGCCTTAAAACTAATATTAAAATTATTACAAGAGAAAAGAAAAGCTTTAGTAGTTAGAGAAGTATTTGAAACTATAAGGGATAGTTGCTATGCATTATTTGAAGAAATAATTTCAGATCTAGAACTAGATGACAGAATAAAATGTACTACTTCTCCAATGCAGATAAAGTTTCCAAACGGAAGTCAAATAATATTTAAGGGAATGGATAAGCCAGCTAAGTTGAAGTCTATACATGGAGTAACTATTGTATGGATAGAGGAATGTTCAGAACTTAAATATGAAGGTTATAAAGAGCTTTTAGGTAGGGCGAGACATCCAAGTCTACCCATTCACTTTATACTATCAACTAATCCAGTAGGAGAGGATAATTGGACCTATAAACATTTCTTTAAGGATGAACAGAATGACATATTTATTTTGGATGATGAAGAACTATATAAAAAAAGAACAATTATAAAAAATAACACATATTATCATCATAGCCTAGCTGATGATAATTTATTTTTGCCTGAAAGCTATGTAGAACAGTTGGATGAACTTAAAATTTATGATCCTGACTTATATAGGATAGCTAGGCTTGGCAGATTTGGCATAAATGGTATTAAGGTACTTCCACAATTTGAAGTAGATCCCCATTGGAAAGTTATGAGAGAAGTAAACAGGATACCTGAAAAGTTTAAAAGAATCGGCTTAGATTTTGGGTTTGAAGATTCTTACAATGCATTAGTTAGAATAGCTATAGATGACAAAGAAAAGATACTGTATATATACTATGAGTACTATAGAAACAATCAAACAGACGATTATACTGCCAGAGATTTAGAAGAGTTTAGATTATCTAAGGAACTGGTAATAGCAGATAGCGAAGATCCTAAAGCGATTAGATACTTTAATCAGCAAGGATTTAGAATGATAGGAGCCAAAAAGTTTCCAGGATCAAGATTGTCTAACACTAGAAAGGTTAAGAGATTTAAAAAAATTATATGTTCTGAGAATTGTAGAAATGCAATAAGGGAGCTTAGAAATTTAACATATAAAGAAGATAGAAATGGTAATTTAATATATGATGAATTTAACATAGATAGTCACTGCTTTAGTGCAATATGGTATGCACTAGACGGATACGAAGTGGCAGATATAAAAGAAAAAGCTAACGAGAGACCTAAAGGGGTGAGAAGGAAAAGATGAGTAAAGAAAATAGGAAAAGCACAGGACATCCTGGAATCTTTGAAATGATGAAAGAAGCAGAAAAGAAAATAGTAACAAGTTCTAAACAACTTGAGGATTTCAAAGAATTATATGGAGATGTTCTACACCCTCCATATGAACCAAAAGATTTATTAAGAATAGTAGAAGAAAGTTCTATTTTAAAGCAATATATAAATGCTATGTCTACAAACATAGCAATGTTTGGACATGGAATAAAATACAAAGATGACTTTGATTATGACAGAGAAGAAGATGAAACGGTAAAGAAAGAAGCAGACAGAGAATGGGATAAATTGACTAGACTGTATAAATACATTAATCCTACAGAACCTTTTAAAAAGGTAATAGAAAAAATGATTATAGACAGAGAATCAATAGGATGGGGGACTATAGAAGTAATGAGAGATGGAAAAGGAGAAGTAAGCCATATAGAATACTGTAGAGCTGCAAATATTAGAATTGCTAGGCTAAAATCAGAAGAATACAATCCTATAGAATTTGAAGTTATAGAAAAAGATGATAATGGAGAATATACAACACAAACCTATTTTAAGAAGTTTAAAAAGTTCGTTCAACTTATAGGAGGGAATAAAAGATATTTTAAAGAATTTGGAGATCCTAGACATCTAAACTATGAAACCGGAGAATATGGCGACAATGTTCCTGAAGAAAGAAGAGCTAATGAAATAGCTTTTTTCCCTATACATGATCCGTCAACTGATTACGGAATACCTAGATGGACTGGTTCTTTAGTTGATGTAATAGGCAATAGATCAAGTGAAGTACTTAACTTTACTTACTTTGAAAGTGGGACTATGCTTCCGGCAGCTATTATCGTTGATGGGGGGCAGCTTACAGAAGAAAGTATATTGGCTTTACAAGAAGGAAAAGGAATAGGAAATGCATTTAAGTTATTGCTACTTGAAACAGCTCCATTTGAAGGAGAAGGCACTATTATTACAGAAAGTAATAAAAATAAAGTTACAACTAAGATAGAGAAGTTAGCAGACACTATGAACAAAGATGCACTATTCCAAGAATATCAAAAAAATAATAAGGAAAAGGTTAGGGATAATTTTAGGCTTCCACCTATTTTTACTGGCCAATCTTCTGATTATACAAGAGCTACTGCTGAAACAGCTAGAAAAATAGCAGAGGAACAAATATTTGTACCTGAAAGGGAAGATATTACAAGTATTTTTAATACAATTATTAACAATGAATTAGGAATTAAATATGTTGAGATGTATCTTAGGGGACCAAATTTTAGTAATATAATAGAAAAATCTGAAGCTCTTAGCCCATATATCCAGGCAGGGGCAGCAACACCAAATATGTTAATAGAACCTTTAGAAGAATTATTAGGTGTAAACATAGATCCATTACCTGATGAAATAGGGAATATACCTATAGAGTTACTTAAGCTTCAATTAAGCATGAGACAACAAGATTTATCAGACTCTAAAATGGAAATAGAAAAATCAGATAAAACTATTGATGTACTATATGAAATGATGAGTGAGATTAAAAAATATCTCAGTGATAATAATGATGAATAAAAATAATGCTGCAACACAAATATATAAATCTATAGATAAAACTTTAAATAAATTAATAGAATCTAGTGCAAAAAACTACCTAAAAGATCTTAGAAAACATAGTTGGCATAAAACAGCATTAAAAGGATATAAAAACCTTTCTAAAGAGCTTTTAAAGCTTTTAAAAGGACAAGCTAATAAGTATGCTAAAACTATAGAAGGTAAAGAGCTATTCAAGAAAAAAATTAAAAAAGATGAAGATGAAGACGATAGTGACGATATAGAAGATATAATTGAAGATTTGATAGAATATGAAGAAAAATATGATAATGTAGTAGATGATGATATCAAGGGGCTCATTGAAGAATTAAAAGAAGAAATGATAGAAGAGTTAGAAAAACTTTTTGAAGAAGAAATAGAAGAAAATTTACTGATTGCTGCAGCTAAAAATATATCACAAGATTTAGGTATAAAATTTAACTTTAATAAGTTTAATGAGTTTACAAGAGACTATTTAAAAGATAAAAAAATAAATTGGGCCAAACAAGTTCAAGAAACTACAGAGAAACGGATAAAAAAAATATTAGTGCAAGGATTTGAAGAAGGATTAGGAAGCTATGATATAGCTAAAATTATATATAAAGATAACACTTTCAGCTACAATAGGGCTGAAACTATAGTAAGAACTGAAGTGATTAGTTCCTGCAATTATGCAGATAATGTTATATGGAACATTGATGATAATATTATAGGGAAAGAATGGAGCTCTGTAGGTGATGGAAGGAGTAGATTGTCTCACTCATCAGCTAGTGGCCAAAAGGTTCCTAAAGATAAGCCTTTTATTATAGGTGGGTACAAGTTAATGCATCCAGGAGATACTTCCTTAGGAGCACCTGCAAGTGAAATTATTAGTTGTAGATGTACTATGCGTCCCATTTTTAAAGGAGAAAGCTTAAAAAGTAAAATTGACAATGAAAAATAAAAGCACTTACCAAATAAAAACAGTAAGTGCTTTTATTATATCTATTATCTTTTATCTTTGAAAGGTGGTGAAAACATTGAGTTCAATAGAGAAAACTTTTGAGGTTGCTATTGCTAAGGTTGACAAAGAAAATAAAATTGTTGAAGGTGTAGTTTATAGGCCTTCAAAAGAGTTTAATGAAAAAGGAGAACCTACAGACTATAAAGATAGTCATGGAGACTGGATGACTGAGGAAGATGTAAAGAAAGCATGTCATAACTTTTCTAAAAAGTTAGCAATAACGAAAGGTGCAGTAATAGATAAACAACATAATGAAAAGGCTGGCTATGGCCATGTAGTAGAGAATTATATTGCCAAGACAGATATACCCGACATTGGAGCTAAAAAAGGTGATTGGTGTGCTGCTGTAGAGGTAAGTGATGATAAAACATGGCAACAAGTTTTAAAGGAAGAGATAACAGGTTTTTCTATAGGCGGTAAGGCTATATATATTAAGTAGGAAAGGAGGAATCAAGTTGCCAAGAATGACAGATGTTGATGTAGATTTTATTAGCTTAGTCAATAAGGGGGCTAATAAGCAAAAGATACAAATATATAAATCAGAAGATTATAAGCCTGATACTTCTTCTAATGATAATGAAAATATTGAAGAAGTGACAGGTTTTTTTAATGCTATTAAATCCTTTTTTACAGGAGAAAGTGGATTAAAGAAAGAAGCAAAAAATTCCGTTAAAGGATTTAAAGAAAGAATAGGGACCAAAGAAATTATGGATAATATTTGGAGAATAAATGATACTTTGGTGCAGACCATGAGGGATATTTTAAATAGTCCTGATATAAAAGATAAAAAAGCAGCTTTAAACACCGCCATAGATGAGCATAATGAATATCTTAAATCGAAGGTTTCTGGTGTTGATGATGTAAAAAAATCATTAGAATTTTTAAAAGAAAGGGGTAATGAAGATATGAAAAAAGAGGACTTACAAGATGTAATAAAAGAGGTAATTAAGCCATTAGATGAAAAAATAAAGGCCATAGAAAAAGAAGTTAATCCAGGAGACGAAGAAGATAATAAAGATGAAGTTCAAAAAGGAGAAATAACAAAAGAAGATATTAAGAAAGCGTTGGAAGAAGTGATTAATCCTTTAGAAGAAAGAATTAGTAAAATTGAAAACTTTAAAGGAATCTCCAAGCAATTAAATGGAGACTTAGAAGATCAGCATATAAAGAAGTCTACAAGTGTATTTTCCGGAATTGATATATAAGAAAAATTTTAAATTCAAATTTAAGGAGGAATAATTTATGGGAAACTATAGCAATCAAGCAATAATAAACAAAGGAAGAACTTTAGCAACAGGACAAACTAATGGAATGTTAAATCCAGAGCAGTCAGAAAGATTTATGCAGATGGTATTTGATGATAGTTCCTTTCTAGGAGAGCTTAGGCATGAAATGAGAGGTTCCACTAAGGGAACTATTGAAAAATTAGGTGTAGGAAGAAGGTTGCTTAGAAAAAAGGTAGAGGGAGATGCACCAGCTGATGGCGATTTAGTAGAACCAGTTTTAGGCGCAGTACCTTACTCTACTACAGATATAGTATTAGGAGCAGAGATTTCAGAGAAGTTTATTAGAGAAAATATTGAAAAAGAAGGTTTTGAAGAGGTATTTATGGGAATGATAGCTCAGCAAATTAAAGTAGACCTTTTAGACTTGGGGTTCAATGGCGATACCTCATATACTGGACCTGACGCTGCATTTGTAACTATAACGGATGGATTTATCAAAGGATTAGAAACAGATTCACATATCTTAGATGCCGGAGCTTTACAAGGTGGAAATTTCACTGATGATATGTTTACTGGAGCATTGAAACTGTTACCAACGAAATATTTTAATAGAACAAACTATAAATGGATAGCTAATACAAGAACATATATTACCTGGTTAGAATATTTAAAACAGAAAGAGACAACTGCAGGTGATATGGCTATATTAAATGGTCAAAATTTAAATCCATTGTCAGTAGGTTGGAAAGAGGTTCCTAACTTCCCAGATGGAAAAATCATATTAGCAGATCCTAAGAACCTTACAATTGTAAATACTTATGATATTAAAATAAGAAAAACCACTGAAGGTAGAAGTGCGGTAATGAAAGACATGAGATACTATGCAGTACATCTTGATGTTGACGCTATTATCATGGAGAAAGATGCTATTGTAGTAATAAATAATGTTCCTTTAACTGTATAGGAGGGGTTAAATATGATAGTGAGATTAAATAAAGGAGTGAGGAGCTATTATGCAGCTCCTTATACTTTTACCAAGGAGAATCCTGAACAAAAGGTATCTGCCGAATTAGGTGGATACCTTTTGGGGACCGGATACTTTAAAAAAATAAAGGATATAGAGAGGGAAGTAAAAATTGAGAATACTAACTTAGATCCAGAAGAAGAAGCAAGTGAACAAAAGAAACTTTATGATGAAGCTCAAAAGGAATCAAAGAAAAAATCTACTAAAAAAGAAGACAAATAGGTGATAATATGTATCTTACTGTTAAAGATATTAAAAATTCAAGGGTAGCTTCATTAACTGAGCTACCCGATAGCTTTATAGAAAAAAGATTAATTGATCTAAGTAAAGTTATAGATGAATATTGTAATACTACATTTAAACCTACTCAGGCAGAGTGGAAAACTGATCTAAGGTTAAAAGTTAGAACTTTAAAAAAGCCTTTGATAAGCGTTGAAGAAGTTAAAGTATTAGATGAAGCTCTAGTTGAAGATGAAGATTATTATGTATATCCTGAAAAGAATTTAATAGAGTTTGAGGATATATCGAGGTATAAAAAAAGAAAAAAAGCTTTAAATTTTAAATACACCTATGGATATGTAGAAGTACCAGCAATAGTTAAAGAAGTACTCCTGGAACTATTCAAAGATAGTTTAGAAAGTGCAAATACTGTTGGGAAAATTAAGTCGGAACAGTGGGAAGATTATTCTTATACATTATCTGATAGTACGGAAACTACTCAAAATATATTATCTAGATTAGATAGATTCATAGAAGATGAGGAAGAAATAGTAGAAGGCAAGAATAAAATAAGAGCTATGCTGCTATAGGTGGTGGTCAAATGTTTTTAAAGGGATTAATACACGAAGTAGACATATATCCTATAGAAGTAAATACTTCAAATAGGACTCAAAAAAACCAAATGAGAACTAAAGAGAAAGTATTAGAAAATATAAAATGTAGAATAGTTAAAGATGAAAAAATAATGTTTGATCCTCATATTAAACTTAAAACTGGTGATTTAATAAAAGACAGAAACTCAGAAAAAGAATACACAGTTGAAAATGAATATACGGCTATAGGTTTTAATATTCATCATAGAAGCTATAAGGTTAAAAAGAAGGTAATATAGATGAAAGATTATTTTAAAATAGTTATTAACCAGGAGAACTTAAGTAAACTATTTAATAGATATGGAGAAGAATTAACTGAAAAGGCTGTAAGGGTAGTAAATAAATATGCAAATCTAACAGCAAGAGATGCAAAACAAATAATACATGATTATAAATATAGGGATACTGGAAGGCTTATAAATTCAATTAAGCCTTCTATTTATGCTTATACTGAAAAGATAGCAGGAGAGGTTAATGCAGGAACCAAGTATGCAGAGGCCATTCACGAGGGAGCAAAACATCCTATAGAGGGTTCTGAGGAGACAGAAAGATTCTTTGTTCCGTTTAGGGTAGCTCCGAGTCTATTTAAATGGGCAGTTAGAAACAAGGTTATAGAAACTATAGATGGAGTATATAGGTTAGTTAGCACTGGACAAATAGTTGAGCCAAACAAAGGAGGATTGTTGGTCCATATAGCACCAACTAAGTACTTTGAAGAACCTTATAATAAATACAAAGATAAGTTTATTGAGGAAATGAATAACATTATAAATGATAATTAGGTGATTTTATGAAAAATTATTTTTATACAACGGAAATAGCTAATAAAATAAAGGAATTATTAGATGAAAAGCTACCAATTGAGGTAGCTAAAAATATCTCTGTAGGAGATTTTACCGTATTACCAGCACCAGATAAACTAGAAGAATACTTGCCAGCAGTTATTATTAATCTTAGTGATAATGATGTGGTTGATAGTAACATCAGTTTGGATATATATAGTCAACAATACACTTACGACATACACTATTTATTTCCCTATAGACTAAGAGAATTTGAAGATACTCCAATTGAAGCTATAAAAAGTGCTGAATATATAGCTAATGTCTTAATGAATTATAGGACATTAAATGATTTCACTATAGATCCTACAGAGAATGAAGCAGGAGGACAAGTAATAACTAGTGCTATATCAAATTTAAGCTTTGATAATGCAGAAACAAAGTTATTTAGGGCCTTAGAAGTACCATCTTATATTGTTCATATTGAATATTATTTAGCATTTAGAACTTTTAGAGGATAGGAGGGTTATAACTGTGAAAAAAATTATTTTTAAAGGTTTAGGACCTACTGGGAATGTGGTCCATGAAGAAAATATTATAGAAGATGGAGCTATAGTTAAAGTAGAAGATGAAGTTGCGAAAGCTTATATTAAAGCGGGATTAGCCTATGAAGTTATAGATGAACTTGAAGCTATAAAAATACAAGAGCAGGTTAGAAAAAATAAGGAAAGAAGAAAGGAAGTGTCAAAGGCCGTAGGGGAAAAGGCTATAGGAGAAAAGAAGGGAGGAAATAAATAATGGCACAAGAAAGGTTGTCGAAAAGGATTAACATAGGTGTAGCTGATATTACATTTACACCTGACGATTCTAGTATTCCTATTTATTTAGGACTTACAAAGGGTGGAACTAAACTAGAATACAATCCAGAATATTATGATATAGAATCTGATCAAACCGGAAAAACACCTCTAGATAGTATTTTAATAGGTGAAGCTGTAAAAGTCACTGCTAATTTGTTAGACACTTCCCTTGAACATATATCAGCTGTAGTACCTACAGCTGATAAAGAAGAAGAAGGTGGAAAAATAAAAGCAGTAACCTTTGGAAGAAGACCAGGATTAAGATTAGGAGATAAAGCAGGAGTTTTAAGAGTACATCCTGTAAGTGCAGGAGTAGGAAGAACAGATAAAGATGTTATTGTATATAGAGCTGCCAATAAAGCAAGTTTGGAGTTAGCTTATGAACTAGAAAATGAATGGGTAATACCATGTGAATTCGTTGGTTATCCTGATGATTTTAGACCGGAAGGCGATCAGCTGTTTAGGATAGGAGAATATACTCATTATAAAGAACCTAAGAAGCGTATAATTTCATTTTGGATTACACCTGCAAATCCAGATGTAAAAGTAGGTTCTACAATAAAATTTAAAGCTAATGCAATGTATGAAGATGGAACAGCAGAGGATTTAACAAATAAAGCAAAATGGATTAGTTCTGAAGAAGAAGTTGCTACTATTAAATTAGATGGTAATGAAGCTGTAGCAACAGGAGTAAGCACTGGAACAGTAGTTATACAAGCACAATTAACAGGGTATTCAAGTTCAACTACTCTTGTAGTTAATGGATAATATAAATAATATCAGGAGGTTTAAGTAATATGAAAACTATTAAACTTAATAATATTGAAGTTAAAATTAGAAGAGCTAAAGTAAAAGAAATAAAAGAGCTTATAAAAGATATGGCTGCCAAGATTACAGAGGTAGCCAATTTTATTTATCAAAAGCCTATGACAGATGATGAGTTTATAAACTCTTTGCCAGAATTTATTATAGAAAACATAGAGTTCTTTGAAAAGTATGTATTAAAATTTACTATTGATTTTACTCAAGATAACTTTGATGATTTAGATTTCTTAGATTCTTTAAAACTTGTAAAAGAGATCGTTATTCATAACGGAATAAGTGAGGATTTTATTAAAAGTTTTTTTTACAACTTAAAGAAAACTTTAAAGGAACAAACAAAGGACGAGTTTGTGAAGGAGATTCCCAACGTAGAAGTTTAGAGGAATTAGGAGAAGATTTTATTTACACAACACTAGATATTATTATACAGGACTATAAATGGACTATTGATTATATTTACAACTTAGATTTTTATGATTTTCTAATGATCTATAAAAAAATAAAAGAAAGAGAAGAAAACAAAGCATTATTTGAACTAAGAAGACTACAATTGCTAACTCAAGCTATACATTCAACGGAACCACAAAACTTTATAGATGAATTAGAAGATATTATAAATAATGAACCTTCAAAAGAGATTATAGGAGATCTAGAGGAACTAGAAAAATTGAAACATACAAGAGAGGTGGTGTAGTTGCAAGAAAATAAAGTAAGGGTTGTCTTTGAAGCCATATTAGATAAATTTAAAAACAATGTGAAAGAAGCAGCTAAGGTAACATTAGAGATAGGAGAAGCTGGAGAAAAAGCATCTAAAAAAGTAAATTTTGATGATGCAAACGAAAGTGTGAATACTCTTGAAAAAAATCTAAATAAGTTAAAAGGGACTTTAAAGACCATAACTGTAGGTTATATTGGAAAAAAGTTATTTGATATTAATAAGGAAAATATAGAGTACTTTGCGAACTTCCAAGAAGGAATGAAAGCTGTTCATACTCTTCTTCCTGATATGACGGAAGCAGCACTAGAAGAAATGTCTAAACAGGCTAAGCAATTTGCTATAGATATGAAAGTGTTACCTGAGCACATCACCCCTGCCCTTTATGATGCTATTTCAGCTGGAGTTCCTGATGTTGAAGCATTTGATTTTCTAAAAGATGCTCAAATAGCAGCTAGAGGTGGCCGTACAGATATAGCTACAAGTGTTGATTTTCTTACAAATGTTGTGAATGCATATGGTAGAGAAGTTATAACTGCAAAGGAAGCCTCTGACGCTATGTTTGTAGCTATGAGAAATGGAAAGGTTTCCTTTGCCGAAATGGCTGCTCAGATGTATAGTGTTATACCAGCAGCCTCAGCTATAGAATTACCATTTGATAATATTGTCGCAGCTGTAGGTAGAATGGGAGCACAAAGTATTCCAGTGGCGCAGGCAACCACTCAATTAGGTGCATTCCTAAAGGAATTATCAAGTGCTGATTCTAAAGCAGGAGATATATTTCGTCAAGCTACTAAAAAGACTTTAAGAGAATTTATAGCAGAGGGAAACAATCTACAAGATATCATAATGGTCATGGATGCAGCGGCAAAACAATTAAAGGTAGAAGCTTCGAATTTATTTGGATCTAAAGAAGCAGGAAGTGTAGTTTTATCTCTTACAGAAGGTAAAGAGGAATTTGCTAAGGACCTTCTAGATATGCAAAATGCAGCAGGTGCTACAGAGGAAGCTTATAATAAACTAAATAACACTATGAGAGCTACATTTGATGGAATACAGTCTAAAATAGCTGTATTTAAATTAAATGTAGCAGATAAATACTTCCCACAAGTGCAGGATGCAGCAGATAAATTAGATGAAAGTCTTAAGAGAATGGGCGAAAATGGAACTTTAGACAGGTTAGCTCAAAGCATAGGGAACATAATAGCAACAATAATAACGCAATTTGATAATATACTTAACAATTTGGACAATATAATAGCAAAAATAGATAGTTTAGCAAGTTTCATAGAAGGAAGATTACCGGCTATTATCACAGTAGTTAAAAACCTTGCAAAGGCTTTTATATTTCTTAAGTCGGTTATGCTTGTCGCTGATTTTGTAAAATTATTAGCGAATCCTGCCGGAATAGCAATAGCTGTAATAGGAGCATTAATATTTGCTATTATTAAATTATCTATTAAATATGAAGGATTTCATAATTTTTTAATAGTAAGTTTTCAAGGAATAAAATTATTGTTTTTAATTCTAGCGAAGGCTATAGTATGGGGAATTGACAAAATTTTAAAAGCACTTAGTAAGTTGTTAGGCTGGATTCCAGGAATAGGAGATGCAATTAAAGCTGCAGCAGACAAATCTAGTGAGGAACTAAGCAGATTAAATTCGGAGATAGATGATACCATAGAAAAAATACAAGGATTAAATAATCAAAAAGTAGAGGTTGAATTTGAAGTTACTAATGCTGATTATGAAAAGGAAAAAGATTTTATTTTTGATCCTAAGAGGCCAATAAAAGATCAGTTAAAAGAACGTGGTTTAGATAAAAATGATGAATCAAAACCGAATATAAATGTAGAAGGCGTTAAAGTATCAGATAATTTATCTTCTGGCAAAGGAATCAAAAAGAAAATAACCATACATGATAGAATTAGAGATGTAGAGGATAAATATAGTCCAGATATTGATTTATATGAAAGTAGAGCAGAACTATCAAAAGTAAAAGATGATAAGGATGGTATAAGATCAAACAAAAATCTTATAGCTGAATCACTTAGGCGACAGGCTAATGATTTACTAAATCTACAAATGAAAAGTAAAGGTCAGGATGCTAAAATAGTTGAAGCAGCAAGAAATAAGATATTGATAAAAATAGAGGAAACTTTAAAAGGAATAAATGAGAGCGTAAATAAGATAGTAGGTGATTTTAATACACCGAGTGATTTAAGGGTGTTAACTGAGTACCAATATAAAGTAGAAAAAGCTGATAACAAGCTTAGTAAAAGGCTAGTGTATTCTCCTGATATAAGTATGTATTTAACTATAGAAGATACTGGGGAAAAAGGAGTTGCACAAGTAAAAGATGAAATTAATCATTTCACTAGTGCAATATTTGACAACAAAAACGATTTAGTTACCAAATTTATGCAAGATGTGACAAGAAATTAGAATATTATCAACAAATCTCTTTTATTTTATGTATAATGGAAATATATACATAAAATAAAAGGGGGAATAAATGTGGGATGCTTAGCAATCATAGTATTAGCTATAGTTATAAGCTCTATCATGGATTATGCTTATTTGCTTATCACTTTTCTCATAATTGGACTCATTATCTCAATAATAGTTGGAAAAAGCAATAAGAAAAAGGCTATTGAAAGAGCTAATGAGATTGAAATTATATCTAGGAAAATGGATAGTGATGGCATCCCTATTGTGGATACATCATTAATCTTGAGTCCAAGAGAGAAGTGCCATTATCAGGGGAAAGGAATAAGATTAATAACTTCAAGAAGAATTACGAGATACGAAGGGAAATCTTCTGTTGCAAGTTTAAGAATAGCAAAAGGTCTCACAGTTAGAACTGGTAGTTCAAGAGGTGTGCCGATAAGAGAGGATGTGAGCGATAAATATCAAGGAGAAATTGCAATTACAAATAAAAGGATTGTTTTCTTAGGAGATAAAGGATTTGAGTTTTCGTATGATGATATAACAGCTTTAGATTATTACTCTGATGCGATAGCTTTTCAAGTTAATAGCAAACGATATGTAATATCTTCTACTGAAATAGATTATATACAAATTATAATCGATAAAGTAATGGAACAAGATGCCCTGTATTATGGTGCAAAAAATAAATAATGAAATAGGTCGAGGGGTTTTATTAGAATCCAGCCTCTACTAAACTCATAGAAGACATGAAAGGGAGGAATTAAATGAATAATAATACTTTTTACTCTATCATGCTACAAGCTTGTTTGAGTGGAACTATGATTTATTTAATAACAATAGCAATAATATTTTTCACTAAAAGGGCTAAAAATAAAGAGGTCACAACAGCTTCTATAGTAATTTCTGCGATAATAATCTATGGACTAGTATTTACAGGAGTTTACGTAGAGCTGACTGAGGATTCAAGTGTTGAGTCTGAACTAGTAGTTAATGATAGTATAAAACAGGATGGAGTTAAAGCGAATACCCTTCCTAAATATGAAAGAATTGAGACAGAAGAGGTTCATTATGCGAACATAGAAAGATTTGTGATAAAAGTTTTAATTAAAGATGAGGTTTCAAAACAACAGTTGATTGATATTAGTGAAGAGATAGTAAATGAAACAATAAATCAAAGAAGAACTTTTCATGCATTGGCAATACACTATTATACTCATATGGAATTAGTAAACAATCGAGCATCTCTTGGAATATTCACCTATGCTCCAAATGGTAGATGGAAAGATGCCAGTGAAGCCAAGTCGGATTTTTCAAATTTCTTAGGAGATACTACAGAATTAATTGAGAAAAATTGGGAAGATAAACCTACTGATCAAGAAATAAGGATGTACCAAGATTATGATGGCTTTGAGATGAGAGATGATGGGATTAAGTTTGTTGCTGAAAAGTATAATATAAGTGAAGGCGAGGCCAAAAATCATATAGATAGAGTATATCATTGGATATATAATATAAAATAATGACTATTTATATAAGATAGAGATAGTAAAAAAAGAAAAAAGCACTCTTAGTTGAGTGCTTTTTAAATTCTCAAAAGGCAGGTGAATATATGAGAAGTTTATTAAAGCATCATAAACTAAACTTGATTCAAGCAAGACATAAAAAAATAATCGAAGACACTTTTGAAAGTGGATTGGGAGAGTGGAAAGTAATAGAGGGAGATTGGCATAAGGTAACGGTAGATACTAATGAGGATAAAAAAACAGGAATAGAAGGAGATTTCCTTATTAATTCAGCTGGTAGCTATTATGGGGGAGTTGTAGAAAGAAATGTAGAATTAAATAATTATGGTGAGATAGTATTTGAAAGATATATAAAGAATGATAATGTGAAGACTGGTACAAATAAGCTTAACTTTTATATAGATAATATACTTAAATTAAGTATAGATGGACCAACTCCCTGGAGAAGAATAGAACCTATAGGCATTTCTCCGGGTAAGCATAAGATAAAGTTTGAATATATAGTTAATGGAGGACAAAATCCTATAGGTAAAAGTGGTATATTTGATACTTTCACTATATGGGAAGGAAGAACAATAAACACTACTATAGCTAAATATACTCCTCCTAGACCTCATAAGCAAATAGCACAAACTAAAACTTTAAGAGGATATACAAGGTTCCAAGAAATGACTGAAAGTGATACTGAAATAAACTTTTCAGCCATATTCGATGGAGCTTCTTTTTTAGAATTTATGGTTAATAATGATAAAATCTTTTATTTTGTAGATGAATTTGGAGTATGTTATAGAGGAATATTCCCAAGCAATATAGAGCCAGAATCCAAAGCCTTAAATTCTTTATATTATATAAACTTAAATATGATATGCCCACAAAAGGTAGGTGTAGGATTTGTATAGGTTTACAAGAGAATTTCTTGAATATCTAGCAGATAAACTTCAAATAGGAGATAACTCCCCAAATTATGATATGAGGATATATAAAAAAATAAACAACAATGAATATGATAGCACTCCTGTTAGGCTTGGGAAAGATATTTTTACTATAGATATAGATCGGCGCTGGAATATGGCAGCAGACGAACTACAGGTAGGGATAAACAATATAAATGGGCAATATTCTCCTGATTATAGTACAAAAAAATTATTTGACGGAGTAAATAAATTATATCCCAGTGGATATAACCAGGTACTTGTCCCCTTCAATCAAGTGGAAATAGACTTAGGTTATAATGACCAGCTTGTTAGAATATTTACAGGACAACTGCAAGAAGTAGATATTAAAGAAGTCCCTCCTACAATTAATATAGCTGCTAAGAATGAATTTAGGAAACTACTTAAACCAATAGATCCTGTTTGGAGTAGAAGTTTAATATATGAAAATAAAAGGGCTATAGAAATAATTATAGATCTTTGTAAACGAGCTGGAGTAGACAATATAGTATTTGATATAGATGAAGTAGAAAATTTTGATTATACTATCGAAAAAGCAGAATTCGAGTTAGGAACTTTCTATAAGGATGCTATAGATACTATATTAGAAACTATGGGCCATAGGATTTATGCAGATAGATTTGGAGTAATGAAGATACAAAAATTAGAGGTTTATACACAGAAAGATGTTGAGCACTGGGAATTTAATGATTATGTTGATTTAAGCCAAGGGGGATATAAGATTGATTCATCCATTATTAGAAATAGAATTATAGTTCAGAGTGAAAGCAACTGGAAGGCATACGAAGATCCTTATTTAATTAACTATTGCAACGGAGAAAGAATTCCTATGGGAATAGAAGTACCCTGGGCAGAAACTGATGAACAAAAGAAAATGGTTGCTAATAATTTTTTTATTCAGATGAGAAGAAAGTTAAGAAGAATTACTATAGGGACTATAGGTAACCCTACTATGGATACCGGAGACTTAGCAAAGCTCAAGATGTTAATATCAACTGCTAATGATAAATATATGATAGTTGGTATTAGAAGTAGTTTTTCTGATAGTGGTTATTTTGATATTGTAGACCTTGAGTTTGTTTCAAAAGACGGAGAGATAGCAGTTGAAGCAAAAGGTGATTATGGAACTACAGAAGAAGGTACAAGGGATAAAAGTAATTTAGCTTATAGTACAAGAGATAAGATAGTAGATGAAGCTAAAAAATGGATAGGGACATATTATCAATGGGGCGGTAATAAAGCCTTTAATCCAAATCATTATGGATTAGACTGCTCACATTTTACTTATACAGTATATAGTAAGTTTGGACTTATGGATTACTATAGAACAGCAATAGGACAATATAATTGGGCCAAGAAAATAAATAAAGGCAATCTGCAAAAAGGGGATTTGGTATTCTATACTAATTCAAAAGGGACTGTTAATCATGTTGGTATTTATATAGGAAATGATAAAGTTATTAGTGCTAATGGAGGAGATTCAACAACTACAACTATAGGTAAGGCAAGGCAAAGAAATGCAAAGGTTAAAATACACAATTTAAATTATAGAAAAGGTAATATTTATTACGGAAAGGCACACAACATATAAAGGAGAGTATATATGTCAAGATTTAATGATGTTAGAGAGCCTATTGAATATGTAGTAAATCAATACTTTCAGAAAAAGAAAACTATAAATGCTAATATAGGAGAAGGTGCTACCTATACACCTAGTGGTGGAGATTATATAGATGAAAATTTACCACAAGCACCAGTTTATTTAATTAGAGATGAGAGTAATAAGCTTATAAAAGCTATTTATGGGAACTTAGAAGCCCTACTAGATGAAGACGAAGAAGCCGATCCTGTTATTTGGCAGCAGGAGCTTATAAGGAATGAAGAAGGAAAATTAATATTAGTTATAACTACTTATCCTGATGGAGAGATGGTAGAAAATGAGTTGATTAGAAACTATGAAGGAAGATTAGAAAAGTATATGTAAAAGGAAAGTGATACTATGCTTACTTATGTTGTCAATTGGGATGAATTTGCTGAAGAATTAGGAAAAGGCATAAAAATAGATAATGTAAATATAGATACATCTGGAGTTGAATCAATACTTACAACTTATTTTCCTGAAATAATAGATTTATTAAAAGATATTAGAGATGAACTTTATAAAATGAGGACTAAGTATGAAAACTACAATCAAAAGATTAAAGGCTTTTATAATAGAACTATAAATAAAGAGAAAAATATAATAGAGTGGATACCTGAAAAACATACTTTTTTAACTGATGTATCTTTCTCACATTCTAATATAGAAGGAATAGATGATTATTTTAACTTATCAGTAGAAAAAGATAATGTAGAATTAATATTCCAGCAGATATATTTAAAAGATTCATTGCAGCATAAACATTTTAATAAATTCTTTCCAGTGCCTGCAGGAATGAAAATTAAGTTGACACACTTTAATCCAAGTCTTACTGAAAAATGTGTTTGGTATGACTTAGAATATTTAGAACACAAGTAGGTGAGTGTATGGGATATATATTAGTTAAGCATTTGGATATATCAGATTGCTTAAATGATTACTTAGTAATTTATACTGAAAAATTAGAAGTAGAGTATGGAGAACATACACTTAGACCTAAAGAATTCAAAGGATATAAAAATATTCCCTATCCTGAACCTATAGAATTAAATCCTAATCCTTGTGATGAGTGGGAACCAAAAGAAAAAGAACCTATATCATATGGCTATCAAAGGGCAGAGATAAGTCCTAATAGACCATTTTTTTATGTAGAATTCTATTATAAGGCGGTGGAATAGTGAGTTTACCAAAATATATAGTAAACTGGGATGAACTACTGGATCTTTTTAAAGACAAAATAAACATTGATGTAAAAGATATAGGGTTAGGAGATTTAGAGGACTATTTAAATGAAAAATTAGGTGAAATAATAGACTTATTAAAGCAGATACTGGATTTGTTTACAGAAAAGGGGTTACAGAGAATACACTCAATGGCTGAGAATATTCCTGCTATGGTAGGAACTTATAAATTTTCTAAGACCTTTGATGCAGATATATTATTAATAGGGATAACCTATTCACAATCGGCATGGAAATACCAAGATAGCTGGGATTTAGAAATAGGAGGAAGACTATTATTTGATGATATAGCAACAAAGGAATTAGGAGAACATAAAAACTTTAATGTATTTTATTTAGTACCTGCAGGTACTCCTATAAATATTCTTTATCATAATACAAGTGGGAACAGTAGAATAGTGTGGTTTGATATTGAATACATTGATCTTATAACACAAATTGTAACACCCCAAGTGCCAACTGGCGGAGTAGTAATAAACTATCTTACAGAAGAAGGGATATTATTAGATAGTGATACTAAGGCTGGACTTTCAATTAGAAGTCATGTTTTTTTAGCTAAAGAAATAAGCGGATATAGGAAACTAGAGCCTACAAGTCAAACAGTTGAACTTACAGAAGATAACCCTATGGCAGTAGTTAATTTTTACTATAAAGAACTTACTGGTACTATAATATTAAAATATGAAACGACAGATGGCAATGTATTATTGGCAGATGATATATTTGAAAACTTAATATTTGATATATATACTTATGAGGCTAAAAAGGTATATGGTTACAAGCCTTTAAATAATAGTATTAAGCTAAGACTAACTCCTAATGATGATTATATAGAATATACCTTCTTATATGAACTAATAAAAGGTACTATAATACTCAAATATCAAGATGATGATGGAAAAACTTTATCAAGCGATCTAGAATATAGAGATTTACTGCTAGACAGGTATTCTTATGACGCTAAATATATACCTGGATATAAAGCATTGGTTAGCAGTATTACATTAACTTTAACTGAAGATAACACTTTTATAGAGTACGTATTTATTTATGAAAAAATAAAAGGAAATGTAACCTTAAAATATCAACTTGAAAATGGTATAAGCATAGCAAAGGATACTGTTATAACTGATTTAGAGTTAGGATATTATACTTATTATGCTAAACATATAGAAAAATTTGAACTTATAGAGGGACAAAATAATCCTATTACATTGAATTTAGCAGAAGAAAATAATAATATTGAATATATATTTATATATAAGAAGATTAAAGGAACTATAATATTAAAATATGAGCTTGAAGATGGCAGCAAAATTGCAGAAGATATTGTATATGAAGAATTAGATTTAGGATTTCATAAATATTATGCAAAAAAAATAGAGGGCTATGAATTATTAGAAGAAAAAACAAGTCCAGTAGTTTTAAACTTAACATTAGAAAATAGGTATATAGAGCATATCTTCAAATATAAAAAGTTTGAAGATAAAATAGAAGATATATTTGTATATTCTAAAAAACGTACGATTGTAGGAGTTGTATATATAGATGAAGATATAGAGGCATTAGAAATTAAAGGATACTTTGATAGTGTAACAGGAGATTTTTGGCCTGATTTAAATGTACGAGCACCAGATAAAACATGGTTTGGCTATAATACACCTAACTTAGATACCTATAGTGGTGGTAGTTTGCATAGCTTAAATTGTTGTGAAAGCATTGAATATAATGGTTGGGGTAAGCCAATTGAAGTATATAAAATATCAAAACCAATGAAAGGCTATTGGCTAGTTGAAGCAAGAGGAGATAATGCACCAGAAAAGAGCTTAGTAGAAATATCATCTACTATTAACTTTAAGAAAGTATATAATTTAGTACACGAAAACAAAGATAACAGTGACAAGTTTTACGACAGATTTATACCATAAAACAGTTACCTTTATAAAGACTTATGAGAAATCATAGGTCTTTTAATTTTATTTGAAAGGGTGATTATTTGAATAAGGCATTAAAATGTGATAATGCATATTTAGGAGATAAAAACATGGCTAAAGCTATATTTTGTAAGTCAAATGCTAATCTTTGTAGCTATCAGTTTTATTGTTCAAACTATGGCCACTATATAAATTCAGATGGGTGTTTTAAATGTAAAAATTTTATTGAAACGGAGGTATAAAAATGGGTTTAGAATTAAGATGGATAGAAGGTATTACAACTGTAAAAGATTTTGTAAAATCTATAGCTACAATAATGACACAAGGCGAGGGTAGTGCATATTGGAATTTAGTATATCCTTCTAAAATATCAGAGATAACTAATAAGGCTATAGTAAGCACCAAGCCTTTTTCAGTAGATGAAGAAGGGAAACAAACAGATGAACAAACAGAGTTCTATCTAATGATTGAGAGACCTGTTATTGAATCAAAAGAAGATGAAGAAATGGAATTTACATTGAATCATGTAGAATTAACTATTGGCCATAAACTTAATGAAACTAAAGATGGTTTTGAAAAAGAAAACTATAGTGAGAAAGCGAGATTTGCCTGGTATAGAGATTTAAAATATGTAGAAGGCTTATATTATGGTGATTGGCTACCTATAAGATACTGGATGAATATAGATTTAAAAACAATAAATTTAGTGGTACAAGGAGAACCTTCTATAGATGTTCATCCATACAACAACTTCTTATTTTCATGGGCTTATATAGGAGCTATTGAAAGTTATGAAGGAGGGGATAAGGATGTAAGAGGTAACTTTGCTTTAACAGTAGGAAGTGATTTACCACCTAATAGAAGCCTTAGATTTGGAGCTAATACAGGAACAGGAGTATTAGATATAACAATGGCTTATTCGAGAGCAGGAGCACCATACCAAGCTCATATGGCAAAATTTAAAACTGATAATCCTTACAGAGATAAATATTTTATAGGGCCTAGTGAATGGACCCATAAATTCCATCATGATGAAATAACGGTTATTCACAAATATGATAGGGAAAGAGGAAAATTAAGAAATGTATTAATAGGTGATAGAAGCGCCATATACCATAACGACGAATTAGTATATAAAAAGGGTACACCAGAGGAAGAAGTATATAGAGCTTTTCAAATCAATACACCTTATTGGATGGTTGAAGAATCAGCAAATCCTCTATATGGGATAATATTAAAAAAGAGTTAGCACATGCTAAGTTTTAAGTTTAAGTATCTTACAAGACCATCCAACGCTTATAAAATAAAGTATGGATTAGAGTCAAAATCTTTACCATATAAATTTAACTATCCAATAGGATTAAGCAATGGAAAATATATGTTTAGATATGATAGAAGGAATGAAATATTTATAGAAAAAGATCCTGGTCCTTTTGTTAGATTTGGTAGTGAACTATATAAATTTAAAAATGATAATATATTTATTAAAAAATTAGATGAGATAGTCATAGATAAAGAAACGATACTTAATAAAGAATTTAATAGCAGCTTGTTTAAAAGTAGTGAAGTAGTTTTAAAGAAACCAAATATAAAACACCTAGAAAAAGAAAAGTTTGTGTTATTGAATTTTATAAATGAGAAATCTATGTTCATAGAAGAAGAAAAAATATTAATTAAGAATAATTTAAAGGATTTAATAATAGAAATTACAAATTTATTATTAAAACTAAATAAAGAAAAAAAATTAGAGATTGATAACAAAAACTACCTCCTAGATTCTTCTATAAAGCCTTTATTTAAGGATGTTGATATAAATACATTGGAAAGGATAAAAAATTCAATACAGAAGGAATATGAACGCATTTTAACCAAATGTCATATATTTTCCCTTGAAAAAGATGTAGCACTTAATGATTTGATAAAAAACTATAAAAAAGACTTCTTTTACAATAGAAACGAGATTCTTTTATATTTAAACAAAATAAAAAGTTCATTAATAGATGCTGAAGAATATAAAATAAATAAAATTTTTTTAAAAGGTATTACTAAAGATATAAAAGGATTTGTATTAATTAAAGAAGAGACTAAAGAAATAATTTTAAAGGTTACCTTCTTATTAAATAAAATTTCAAATAATTTTACTAAAGAAGAATCGGTAAATTTATATAGAATTATAAGGGAAACCTATAAAGAAAAAGAGCTGGCCACAAATATACTATTTCTTTATGCAGTATATGAATTAGAAAAGGATATTAAAGACAAAGATCTTCATGAAACTATTAAAGGGAATATTTTAAAAGAGAAATTGAATGATTTAGAAAAAGATTATAAAAAAGATGGATTTAAAGATAGTAAGATTAAGGAAATAGAAAAGCTAGTCATAAAAGAGATATTAGAGGAATTAAAGGTTATCATATTTAGAAAAATAACTAAACATGAAATAGATCTAGAAAATTATAAGCTGCTTGAAAAATTCGTGGAAAAACTAGTAGAAGTTGAAAATGACTTTGAAACTTTTGACAGAGAAATTTTAAAGGAATTATACCAGGAAAAAGATTTAGAAGGACTAATTAAAAAGTTCATAGTAAGAGAATTAATAACAGAGAACGAAATGAAGCAGTTAAAAAAGTTACCTATAGGTAATATTCTGCTAGATATAATAAAGGAATTAGAAAAAGTAAGTTATTTAGATATAAATATAGAGAAGGAAAAGAATTTAAATACTTCTGCCTATAGAGAAATAATGAAGAACAAAGTTAGTTTAGATACAGTTAGAAAACTTATAGTAATAGATAAAGATAAGGAGAAGGAACTTAAAATAGCTTTAAAAGAATTTGAAACACAATATATAGATGGAAAGACAGTGGATTTATATAAAAGGTTTTGGTTCATAAGAGCAACCGATCCAAAGGATTGGAAGATACTACCTTATAGTGATTATCCTTATGAAGAAAAGCCTTTATATTTTGGAAATGAACTTATTCCTGATAATTGGCAGCTGGAAATGATACCATCACTATATAAAGAAATAAAAGAACATCCTATACCCTTTGGTAGTGATTTAGGGCTAAAGGAAATGGAGTTAAGTATAAATATAATGATTGAAGTTATAAACATACTAATTCTTATATGGTCTAGATTGTATTACGATTTTACAGGGTATACAGGATCACAAGCAGTTATAAGACTTACTCAAACCTTATATGACTGGCTTATGCTTGAAACTTCATTAGAAGAAATGGAGAGAAAGGGTTCGAGAGAACACTATTTTAGATGTTACAGATGGATAAGGTGGGAAGCAGAAAAAGTATCTATAAAAGCAAAAGATGATATGAATTTAAATGGAAATAATTATATTAGTGAGCTTATATTTGAGCTTATTTATTATATGGAGAATCACCACTTTGACACTACACCTTTATTTTATGCAGTAGAAAAAATGGATGAATTTAGAGCCTTAATTCCTTCTGATGAACCCCAAGGAAATATTAACTTTATATTGGATAAAGTTAAAGGAATAAGACACAGAATAATAGAATGTAGATCTAAAAAGTCAAATGAATAGGAGGGTATACAATGCCTAATAAAGTAAGAGTTATAGAGAAAAAATGGTCTGTACTTACAAGGCCTTATTTTATGTATAATGGATCAGCAGTAGTAATGAATGATATACAAGCAAAACATCCTTGTCAGAATTCTAATGCACAATGTCCACAATATACTTCTTTAGTAAACGGAAAAGACGCTTGGACTGTATATTATACGTCTACATCATTTGTAGAAATTAGAAATGCAGTAAGGAAGCTATTATATGAAGTAGGATTAAAAAAAGAAGATATACAAGTAGTAGAGTTCGTAAATCATGATTATATCATCACACCATTAACTTAGGGGTGATTTTTTTATGCATTTAGTTAAAGTTGAGGATGGGCTACTAGAGATAGACAATTTCCTTTTAACTTCTCCTATAGAAGATTTCCTGGGGAATGGTGAATATCACCGGACTCCGGATAAATTTATTTTACAAAAAGGTGAAGTTGAGAGACGACTAAATTATAATGAAGTACTTATTATTGTTGAGAAAGAACCTGTAATATTGGATAAGGATGATAGGTTTGAATTCTATTTAAGTGATGAAGAAAATAAAGCAGGAATAGAAGAAATCTATAATACTGAATATACTCGATATTGGAAACTAATATACCATGATGGCTTTATACAAGGATATAATTCGGATAATGCAAAGGAATGGTTTAATGTAGGAGGCACTAAGTTTAACAGACCTTTATATCAAGGCTTTAAAGCAAAAGGAAAAGAACTTACTATAAAAAGTTATCAAGTGTATAGAAGCCCTTATATAACTATACAAAATTATTATCCAGGAACTTTAGTTAAGTTATTTGATGTTGAAGGTAATCTTATAAAGGAAAGAAAATTTGAAGATAACAATGAATGTAACCTATTTTTAGATTATCCTATGTTAGGCACACTAGAATTTTATGATTCTTCAGGAGAGATGGTTTATAAAAGCAACCCCATATATTTTAAGTATGGGGATGTTTTTATGTTTACAGAATATAATCTTCAGTTATTCTACAGAGGGCAGTTGTTAACTCATGAAACTACTACACTTTACAGTTTAGTAGAAACTGTAGTTTTAAAAAATAACTCAGAAGAGGTTTATAAGAACATTGAATTATCAATAAACAAAAACAATACTGATGATATAACTATAAGTCTTGATAATATTGATTTTTATGAAAACTTATTAATAGATGAAATGAATCCAGGAGAAGAGCAAAAAATCTTCATAAAAATAATTAAAGATAAAACAACACTATTTAAGATGAATGACTTTACCCTAGAAATAACATAAAGGAGTGATCTTATGGATGCTTTGAGGGATAACAACAAAGTACCAAGCATGTTAGCAGCAGATACAGAAGGAAAAAGAACAATTCCTATAAAAGCCACTGAAAGTGGTTCCTTGATGGTAACGGGCAGTAAGAGACTTAAAGAAGTAATAAGAATTGATTTAAGTGATCCAAGAAATAAGATTTTATTTGATAAATCTTTCAGTGAAATAACTGTTCCATTAATAGAAGGGACTTTTAAATTATATTTAGATGAACCAGTAGAAAGCAGATCTTTAACGATAAATAGAGCTTTAAGTATAGAAACTACTGCTGAGAAATTCTATATTTCTAACGATAGTAGCAAAGGCAATGCTGAAATATGGCTATGGGAATAAGGAGGAATAAAAATGGCAGTTAAATTTTTTTCAACTGAAAATAATAGCGGGAATTGTGAAGGGGGAAACATAAATGTAAAACAAGTAACAAAAATGAATGTTGTAGCCACCTCAGATAATCCACACGTTATAGAAATACCTATTCCATACACAAATACATTTGATAAATTACCAATTGAGGTTTTGAAACTAGAAGGAAAAGAACAAGTAATAGTGGAAACAGTAGCTCAATTTGATAATGCAGATGCAACAGATTTTGAACCAAACGAATTTGTAGAGTTTGATGGTACTATGCATCTAAAAACAGATTATGTATTTGATACTGAAGTAGCAAATGAAAAGGATGGAATCTATAGTTTTGATTTAAATAAGTTAGATGATTTTAAAGATTTAATAGATATTAAATGCATATAGGAGAGTGTTAGAATGGCTAATGGAAACTTTGCAGGAGGGGATGGCAGTCTTGCCAATCCTTTTCTAATAGAAGATGCACATGATTTAAATGTAGTTAGGAATGGGTTAGATAAACATTATAAGCTAGTAAAAAATATAAATTTGGATATAGAACCTTATAACCAAGGGGATGGATGGGAGCCAATATCTAAGTTCTGGGATGATGCAACTAGATTTAGAGGAGTAATAGACGGAGATGGACATTTTATAGTAGGTCTTTATAGTAAAATAAATGGATTAATAGGACATACAATAAATGCACAAATAAGAAACTTAAATCTAATAAACGTACATGTAGAAGGAAGTCACCCATACTTAGGAGGACTACTGGGGCATACAAGAAATACTGTAATAGAAAAATGTAATATAAGCGGGGTGGTAGATGGTAGAAGTAAAACGGAAATAAGTGAGAGTGATTTGGGTGGTTTGGTGGCGAGAGTTCACAATGGTGGAACTTTAAAGAATTGTAAATCATCATGTAAAGTCTATACTAATAGACATACTTATGTTGGAGCATTAGTAGGAGCTGTGATAGATTCAACAATAACGGATTGTGTGTCTATAGGAAATATTAAACTGAGAGGGGTCCAAACACATGGTAGTAGTGCAAGATTATTCTGGGATATGTCTCTATACGGAGGAAATGATGGCGGGCTTACAACTACTCAGATGCAAAACACACAAACATTTATAGATGTTGGGTGGGATAATATACTGAATAATGATGAAAGTAATGTGTGGATTCTAGAAGAAGGGAAATATCCAGAGCTATGGTTTGAGAAGCTTGTTAAGTTAAAAAGATATTTGTTCCAGTGTGGTAACAATATCATGAAGCCAACGGAAAATGGATTAAGCAAAATAGGAGATATGCCAGCAACCAGTCAAATGTTTGATGATTATGGCACAGATGACTTAAGTGACATAATAGGCAAAGTTGATAAAGCCTTTGAAATGAAATACAAAGAAGATTTAGAGGATAGGAAATTATATAGATATAAATTAATTGGATTTAAAGATATATGTATTTTAAGAAATGTAAAAGAAACAATTATAGACCCAGATATAGAGCTAGGAACACAATTATTAAATCCATTAGACGGTTATGAAAGATATTATGCAAATCATAGTAATTTTAGTTATACGGGAACCTGGGACATTTCTGGAGCTAATAATAATTATAAAACTACTACAACTCCTAATTCTACTGCTACGTTCATGGTTCCAAAAGATGGGGATTTATTACTTCTTGGTAATGTAAGATATAGCTTTAGACCATCAAAAATAGAAGTTTTAGTAAATGGTGTCTTAGATGGAAGATTCAGCCAAGTGTATAGTGATGCAATAGACAATGGCAGAAGTCTTTCTGTATGGGCAATGGTGAAAAATATGAAAGTTGGAGATAAAGTGAAGATAGTTCCATATGGCTTAACATCAAATGTTTTATTTTCACTACATGCTATAGATATAGGAGGAAAATTTAGAAATTTAATCTATAAGGATAACAAATACTACATCTATCAAGATAATGAGTTTATAGAAGTTGAACCTACTATAGAAAATTTTGAGAAATATGGTATAGATTTATTGGATATAGTAACAACCCCCACTGATAAAGTAAGAACAACTATGGAAGCAAAAGGTGATTTAGGAGATGGAAGAGAATTTTCTAAAGTATTTGATATGACTGAATTTAAGAAACAATTTAGAAATATAAAGAAGATAAATGAGGTTTAAAATAATAGTTTGATATTATTTAGAGAGGAGGAAAGAGAATAAGTGAACATACATCGATTAATGAAAGAACATGGGGTAGCTTGGTGGAAATGTAAAAATGATACAGATGATATTTTAGTAGATGAACTTGGCATATATAACGGAACTGTTAAAGGAGCTAAGTTAATTGATACTTCTATAGGAAAAGCTAGAAGATTTGAGGGTGGAAGTAATATTATAGAATTTAATTCTATAGTAATTCCAAAAACTGGAGCTTGTTCAATCAGATTTAAAATGATGATACCAGAAATACCAACTAGTTTAGGGCGAATATTATCAACAAGAAATACTACTGCTGAGAACGGAATATATATAATAATAAAAGAAACAGGGGATATAGAAGTCGCCTTGTTTGATGTTGGAAATCCAAGTACTTCAGTGGCTACATTGAGATATCCTTTTCCAATAGATGGACAATGGCATGACATTGGAATTATATGGTCTGATACTATCAAAGGTAGTGATGTTAAGTTATATATAGATAATATGTCAACTCCAGTAAAAGAAACTTTTACAAGTAATCCAATAAGTTTTAATATGGCAAATGTGCTAAGGATAGGGAATGTTTCTCAATTAAATCAAGGCTTAGTAGGGGATATTACACAAGTAGAGATTTTTAATTCAGTTATAGATTTTTCAAAAGTAATATATAGTAATAATAAATATTTAATAAAATCTCAAAATAAAGTTAATACACTATTTGAAGGAGTATGGACTGATATTACAGAAAATATAATAGATATAGATAACATAACCCAAGAAGAATATAAACAATATGGAATGAAATTTTTAGAAGATGTTCCAATAGATTTTATAAATCAATTAAAAGAATTTGAAGTTTTAGCTTATTCAAAAGATGATGAAAATCCTAAACTAGAATTAACTGTTGATGAATATAAACCTATTATGACTTTAGATGACCCAGAAATAGTTACACTAACAGATTCCAATAATCCACTATTACATATAGAAGGGTATAGAGATTTAAGACCTTATTGTAAGAGTGATGTTAAGAATCTGTTAATACAGTCTTCTATAGAGCCAAATATGAAAATAACAAGTGTACCTAAGCCACAATTAATTAAGCCAAAGGATGATATTGTATTTAGAGAACTAAGTAAAGTATTAGACTTTCAAGTAATTGCAACAGAATCAAATGAGGGAAGAATAAGAATTATATTTAGTATAGATAGCGGAGCTACTTGGATGACATACAATGAAGCTACACAAGATTTTGTAGAAATAAACGAACAAGATTTAGATGAAGTTGAGGAAAATGGAATAAAAATATCTGTACTTAATTCAATAAAAGAAAAATGGGGAGATATTGTTACAAAAGGCAAAGTTAGATTCGCATACTACTTAAAAATTGATAATCTATCTGATACAGCAGAAATTGATGAGTTAATAGCTACTTTAAATATTTTAGGATTTTGGGAATCTACAATACATGAAGAAGATTATGATTATAGATATGATAATGTTACTATTTATATAGAATTATATAGAGATGGGAGTTACAAGATAAATTATACAGAATAGAGGTGATTTAGATGGCTAATGGATTGTTTGCAGGTGGAGATGGTAGTGCTAATAATCCTTATTTGATTGAGGATGCTCATGATTTGGATGCTATTAGAAATGGATTAGATAAGCACTATAGACTTATAAATGATATTGATTTAAATATAGAACCTTATAATGAAGGAGGAGGATGGAATCCTATAGGAAGTTTACAGATCCCATTCGCTGGGAGCTTCAATGGGGATGGTCATAAGATAGAAAATTTGTATATCAATAGACCAAATGGGAGTTATCAAGGCTTATTTTCTACTATTATTAATAGTAGTTTGAAAAACATTACACTAGAAAAAGTAAATATTACAAGCCGTTCTAATATCGGAAGTTTAGTAGGGATAACGAGAGGTTCTAGTACAATAGAAAATGTAAGCTCTACAGGAACTGTTAGAGTAAGCACGATTTCTGGAGGATTGATTGGAAGAGTTGATTGGAGAGAAGAAGACGAAGTATATATAAAATCTTTAAAATTTGATGGAGAGATTATTGGTGGTTCAGAAGACGGTGGAGAAGTGTCATATATAGGTGGGATTATAGGAATTTTGAAAGGGAACATAGAGAATTCTTACTTTACGGGGAAAATAACATTTAAAAATAATGTTTTAAGATGTGGTGGAATTGTAGGGAATGTTTACCCTGATAGTAAGATAAAAAACACATATGCTAGTAACAAATTTGATATATCAGTAGTAGAGACAATCACACAACTAGGCGGAGTATTTGGGTATTTATCTAATGCAACAACTTCTGTAGTTACTAATTCATTTTGGAATATAGAAACATCTGGAATCACAACACCTGCAGTTGGAAGTACTGGGTTAACAACTCAACAAATGAAAGCAGTTCAAACATTTATAGATGCAGGTTGGGATAAAGAGCTAAATGATGAAGGTAATCCTATATGGATTTTAAAAGATGGAGAATACTCTAAATTATGGTTTGAACAAGAAACGAAACCAAATCTATATTTATTCCAATGTGGTAATAGTATAATAACTACAAAAAAAGATGGCTCATTAGAAAAAGTAGGAGAAATACCAGTTACAAAAGAAATGTTTGATGAGTATGGTATAGAATATTTACCGAATACTATAGGACAAATTAGCAATGAAGAACCTAAAAAATTATTAATAAATTCAATAATAGAACCTAAAATTAATATTACTTCTATACCAAAACCACAAATGATATTTCCAACAGGAGACATAATCATCCCAAGTGGAGCAAATCTATTAAATGTAGCTGTTGATGGTAAATCAAATAATGACTTAGTAAAGATGATATTTAGTATAGATAGTGGAAATACATGGTTAACAATAGATGAATCTAATAATATAATCCAGATAGACCATAACAATCTAGGTGATGTAAAAAATAAAGGTATGACATTATCTATGATAAACAATGTAGGGTCAATCTGGAGTAATCTGGTGTCTGACAAAATAAGATTTGCATATTATCTAGAGATAGAATCATTAGATGATGAGGAATATCTAGATAATTTAGACATAACTCTATATGTACCTGCAAAATGGGAAGCTATAGATGAGTATAGATATGGATATGGAAATGAAAAAATCCATGTTCGATTATATAAAGATGGAAGTTACAAGATAAATTATACAGAATAGAGGTGATTTAGATGGCTATAGGTAATCGAAACAGTGGAACCCAAGTATCAAAAAATTATTGGGATATAGAAGCAAGTGGTCAAACTACATCTGAAGGAGCAGCAGGAAAGACTACACAAGAAATGAAGACACCTTCTACCTATAGATGGGAGCATATATATAATCCGGAGAATAATAATGAGAAAGTATGGATTCTCAAAGAGGATGAATATCCTAGGTTATGGTATGAAGCTGGACTAAATAGAAAAAAATACTTAGTTCATGATACAAGAAATGGGTACTTATATACAATTAAAAATGATAAACTAGAACCTATAAATTCCATGATACCTATAGAGGTTAATGATTTTGAAAAAGGAACGGAAGAATTATCAGATATTATTGGAGAAAGAGAAATATCTGCAAATATGAAAAAAGTATCTGATAAAGAGTTTGAGGATTATAATGTTTATGAGTATCCAATTTGTGGTTATAGCAGATTATATAAAATAAATATTTATGGTAAAGGAATACCAAATATAAAGGGGTGATTAAGCAATGAGTGAAGTAATAAAATGGGATAAAATTGGAGACTATATTATATTATCTGAAAATGGGTTGACATTATCTAGAGAAGTCTTACACTCTAGTGCATATTATCAAGGGGCAATAGCAAACTCAAATGGAAAATCTGGAAAATTCTATTGGGAAATAGATATGTTGTCAGTTAAAAACTATATAATGGTTGGATTATTAAATTCAACGGCAAATATTCAGAGTATGGGCAGAACTGTTGAAGATGCCCAAAAAGCTATACCACTTTCAAGAAGCTATAGTTCATCGGCCACGGGAAGTACTATAAGAATTAAATTTGATACTATAAATAGGGTTTTAGAAGTTGATGATTATAAAATTACTAATGCAGGGGGTTTTCCAGCAGTAGTAATGTCTCCAGCTGTAGGTAATTCTATAAGAGCTAATTTTGGGGCTACTCCATTTAAATACCCTATTCCAGAAGGATATAGGCCATATAATGATGTAGAAGAGGGAGAAATGCCCGATTGTTTTCATTATTCTTTAATAAAGTCTGAAAATAAATATTATGATATTGATTTAGATAATAGTTCTTTGTTTGAAGTTCCTTTTGAATTAGAATCATTCATAAATAGTAATGTAAATACTGAAACAATAAAATCTATGGATGATTCAGGAAAATTGTTAGTTAATAATCTTCTGAACCCTATTATAACATCTATAAGTGAATCAGACTTGATGATTGAGATATCAGCATTTAGAGATATAAGAGTTACAACAAGTTTAGATTTACAATTAGATATATTAAGCATAGATAAACCTGCTATAGACTTAAAAGCTATTCCAAAACCACAAATAATTATTTCAAAAGATAATATACCAATACCAGTAAATGCAAGAATAATGGATATGAACTTAATTGCTACAGAAAATAAAGGTTCTTTAAGAATCATTTTTAGTACAGATGATGGAGTAACTTGGAATACTTTAAATAAAGAAGAATTAAATGTAATAAACATAGATATAAATAATTTAGATGAAGTAAAGAAAAAAGGTTTAAATATAGATGATTTTAATAACATAGGATGGATGTGGGATTCTATTATAAAGAAAAATAAAATAAGATTTGCATATTATCTAGAAATAGATAGTAAAGAAGATAAAGCAGAGACCAAAGAAATGAATGCTGTATTTACTGTAATAAGTACTTGGAAAAAAGCTAAACATAAAAAAGCTTTCAACTATGAATACACAAATACTAAACTTATAGTAGAAATCTATAATGATGGAAGCTATAAAATCAATTATAAAGAGTAACCCTGAGAAGGGATTTTTTTATGCCCTTTTTAAGAAAAAATTTAGGAGGAGATGGAAAATGAACCATAAAACAATTTTTAATGGAATTATAGCAACGGTAGGGACAGTATTAACTTATTTAATTGGTGGATGGAATGCTTCATTAAAAATATTAGCTGTATTTATAATAAGTGATTATCTAACTGGTATAATGAATGGATTCGTTAACAAAAAATTATCCAGTTCAGTTGGATTTAATGGATTATTAAGAAAAGCTGCTATATTTTTTGTGATCATAATAGCTAATCAGTTGGACTTAGCGGTTAATAACGATAATAATCTTTTCAGAACCATGGCTTGTTATTTTTATATAGCCAATGAAGGGATTAGTATAACAGAAAATTTAGCTATGCTAGGTGTTACATTACCAGACTTTATGGTAAATGCTTTGAATAAGTTAAAAGAAGAAAGCAACGATATTATAAAATAAAAAGTATTTTATTTAAAATCTTATACAAATATAGTAAATAAGGTACCTTTGCCCCATATTAAGCAAAGGTACCTTTTAATATTAAATTAGGAGGTATTAATTATGGTAAAAGTATTTTTAGATCCAGGACATGGAGGTAGTGATCCGGGAGCTTTAGGAAATGGTTTGAGGGAAAAAGACATAGCTCTATCAGCAACATTGAAAATAGGAGAAATCCTAAAAAATCATAATGTGGAAGTATATTATTCAAGAACAACAGATGTCTTTATAGAATTATCAGAAAGAGCTAGAAAAGCAAACAATATTGGTACAAATATTTTTGTTTCAATACATTGTAATGCATATGATGGAACTGCTAAAGGTGTAGAAACTTATAGTTATCCAGGTGCCGTACAAGGTGCTAAATTATCAAAAAATATTCTTGATAGCATAATTGCTAGTGGAGTATATGCATCTAACAGAGGAACTAAAACAGCCAACTTTGCAGTACTAAGAGAAACCAATATGACAGCTGCATTAGTCGAAATGGCTTTTATAGATAATCCTCAAGATGCTGATATACTAAAATATAGGCAAGATGATTTAGCTAAAGCAATATCAAAAGGAATTTTGAATTATTTAGGTATTAAATATGTAGCTAATAATAAAGAGGAAACAAAAAAAACTCCTATTATTGGAAAAGCAACTGCAACAGTAGAGCAAATGAAAAAATGGGCTATGGACAAAGGTGCAAATCAAAAGTTTATTGATTTAGCGCCTTTGTTTTACTCAATATCTAATAAAGCTGGAATAAATCCCATAGTGACATATACACAAAGCGCCAAAGAGACAGGTTATATGAAGTTCGGAGGAGTATTAGATATAACATACAACAATCCATGTGGAATGAAGATATTAGCTGGTGGTGGAGACAAAGATCCTAATGCACACAAAAGGTTTGAGAACTGGGAAGAAGGAATACAGGCTCAAGTAGATCATTTAGCTTTATATGCTGGAGCTAACGGATACCCAAAATCTAATACTCCAGACCCTAGGCACTTTCCTTATTTAAAAGGTAGTGCTGCTACAGTCGAAAGTTTAGGTGGTAAATGGGCCCCAAGCTCCAGTTATGGAACTGATATTGCAAAAATGATAAAGGAAGTTGAGAACACAAAAGTTCCAAGTATGGAAGAGGCAAAAGAAGAAAAACAACTTAATAAAATAAAAATAGATCTTCATGGCAAACAACTAGAAGTAAAAGGCATTTATGAAGAAGGGGCTAACTATATACCAGTTAGATTTTTAGAAAACCTAGGATATAAAATAGATTGGAAAAATGGAGCTGTGACGATAAATTACAAGGAAGATAAGTAAAAAAAATTAGGTCCAAAACTGCTAAAATAGTTTTTATCTTATAAATAAAATAGACAGAAAGAAGTGTGAAGCAAATATGAATTTAGTAAATATTACAGACTTAAATCTTATAGTATTTCTAGTATCGAAAGGTCATGAAATAAAAAACAGTAAGTTAGATGGCAATAGAAGCATAATATATTTTGAAAGAAACCCAAAACTTAGATCAGATATTATAAAATTTGCAAATGGTACTGAAAGTATTAATATAACAGAGTATCAAGCAACAGAGCAAAGGGTTAAAACACTTTTATATCAAAATAAAAACTATAAATAAATTTAATGTAATTTTAATTTATATCCAAAACTACTTTCAACTTTAAACTTTCATATGCAACTTTCAACTATTTGAAATAGTTGGAGGTTGTTAGTATGGAAAGTATAAAAGTATTATCATTGTTTTCAGGAATAGGAGCATTTGAAAAGGCATTAACAAATTTAGACATTAACTATGAAATAGTAAATTATTGCGAAATAGATAAGTATGCAAGTCATGCTTATAGCGTGATACACGCTGTAAGTGAAGATTTAAATTTAAAAGATATCACTAAGATAGATATAGGATGTCTACCTTATTGTGATTTGATAACCCATGGATCGCCTTGTCAAGATTTCTCTGTATCGGGAGAAAATAAAGGTGGAGATGAGGGAAGTAATACAAGATCAAGTTTAATGTGGAATACTGTAAGCATAGTAAAACACATTAGACCTCGATATGTGGTGTGGGAGAATGTAAAAAATGTACTATCTAAGACACATGAACATAATTTTGATAAATATATTAATACTCTTAGAAAACTAGGCTATAACAATTATTATAAAGTATTAAATGCTAAAGATTTTAACATACCCCAAAATAGGGAACGTATATTTGTAGTGTCTGTTCGGAATGATGTTAAGATATCAGATACTTGGATAGAAGATATAAATACTAAGGAACTGAGTATGTGCTTAAAAGATATAATAGAACCTATAGAAATGGTTCCAGAAAAATATTATTTAAGTGAGAGTGTAACTAGTAAGTTAATATATAGACAAAATACTACGGCCAAGAGTGGAATTACAATAGTAGGAGATTTAAATAATAGTGAACTAAAAATGAATAAACGCATATTTTCAACATTAGGCATATGTTCTACTATCCTTACCACTAATCCACCTAAAATATATATAGAAACTCCTACTGATACTGGATATAAAATCAGAAAGCTAATGCCAGTAGAGTGTTGGCGGTTGATGGGTTTCAGTGATAAGGATTATTGGAGGGTAAAGGAGACACTAGAGAAAACATTTTATAAAGGGAAAGATAGGACAGACAGTCAAATGTATAAAATGGCAGGAAATTCCATAGTGGTAAATGTATTAGAGTCTATATTTAAAAGTTTATTAATAGACCAGGATTAAGTTCCTGGTCTTTTTTATTTTTTGCATTCTATTTAAATATTCTGAAATATATTGAGGCAATACAAGAAAAATTATCTTTACATTTAGCCTAGAACAAGCTTTTATAATAGCACTAATAGAATTCCTATAGTACCATTATATAATCGCTGCAATGGCCTATAAAAGCCTAATATGAGGAAAATGCTCTATTTAAAAGATATTTTTATAAATTTCATAAAAATGAGAAGAATCATCTAATAAATGACGAATATTTTTGTAATTTTGCCTTGCCGGAGGAGATTCTTCCTTCTCCCATCTAGAAATAGTTTTTCTATGAACATTTAATAAATCTCCTAATTTCTTTTGGGTTAAATTCAAATTCATTCTTATACTTATAATTTTATTACCATAATCACTACTAATAAAATTAAAATAATCATCATATACAATTGAAGGTTTTACTTTAAGGGCTATACAAATTTTATTTATAATATCTATAGAATGCTCTACTAAATTATTTTCATATCTAATTATAGTAGCTCTATCTAAATTGGATTTAGTGGCTAATTCTTCTTGAGTAAAATTATTAAGTAGTCTATAATATTTGATACGAGAGCCTATAGTAGATAAATCAGAAATACCCTTTAATAAATTTTGATTGTGATTAAATGTTTCCGTAGTGATACTATTGCCAATGAAATATTGATGACTATAAGGGCTAATAAAAAATCCAAAATAGAGGTATCATTACAAGAGCCTATAGGAGTAGATAAAGAAGGCAATGAATTACCCTTAACGGTTTATCTATCTTCAAGGGTACATATTGAAAAATACATAAGTATAGGGTTTGTCTATTTAGGCAGCTTTGGAAACAAAGTTAGAGTAAATTGGTCATTTCTTTGCTCTTTTTCTTTTTCATATACGGCAGAATCTAATACAGACTTAAGTAGTTTATTTTTCCTTTCTGGATCATCAGTCTTAGGGTATAGGTCCAATACCTTTTTTACCTTAGGAATTATATTTCGTTGAGCATCAATTCTTTTTTCTTCATTTTTTATATTTTTAGAAGTATTCTCTATGTTGAATTTAGTGTCATCAATCCTTTGAGCTAATAACTGTGACCTTTCTAAATAAGTATTTACATCATAAATTCCTCTTTCAAGTAAATCGTGTAAATTGTTTTTCTGCTTTTCTAATTCTTCTAATTCATTTTTTAGTCTGCTTAGGGAAAGTTTATGCATTCTTAAAGTATTGTTTGCTTTAGATTTATTTTCCTTGTCTTCTACATTGTCCCATTCAGCTTTATATTCTTCTAGCCATTCCTCTAGTCCTTTGAGAAGTCTTTGTTCTACAAACTTAAACTTAGAACTTTTATTGTTACAACTAGTGTTATAACAGACTATATGAGGGTCTATATTGTTGGTATATGGTCTATACACCATAGAAGAACCACATTTTGAACAAATGATAATACCAGCCAAAGGATTAGTTATTTTAGTTTTATATGGCACATGGCTTCTCTTTTTAAGGATTTCTTGAGCTTTATCAAATATATCATTACTTATTAATGGTTCATGTTTACCTTTTACACTTATCCATTCTTCACGGGGTAAACTTTTTACTTCTTTTATTTGTTCAGGATTATCAGATTTTTTATATACTTTCTTTCTCCATTGAATCTTTCCAACATATACTTCATTCTTAATGATATTTAGGACCAAGTGACTGGACCAGTTTTTTCCCGTGTATGTTTTATACCCTAGCTCGTTCAATTTATTAGCAATTTTACCGCCGCCCATGTTGTGGTTTGCATATAAATCAAATATCATTTTAACAATAGGTGCTTGTTCTGGATGTGGAGTTAGAGTTCTGGTTTTCCCTTCACAGACGATTTCATATCCAAAGGGAGGTAATGGTCCTAAAAAGTTTCCATCTTCTATAGAACGAACTCTGCCACGTTGTAAACGTCTATTTATTATTTTTAATTCCTTCCTAGCCATAAAAGCTTCAAACTCAGAATATTCTTCGTCAAATTCATCTTGAAGGTCATAAGTTTTTCTAGGAGTAATAATTTTTGTGTTAGATTCTTTGAAAGTTTCTAGTATTAAACCTTGCTCCTGCATATTGCCACGACCTAATCTATCCATGTCCATTACTAGAACTGCATCGTATTCTTTATTCTTGACTTCTTTTAGTAATTCAAGCATTTCAGGTCTATGAACTAAACTCTCCCCAGAAACTATTTCTTCACGAATCCTTAATATATTAAGGCCTTTCTCCTTGGCCACTTTAAGCAATATTTTTTTATGTTTAGCTAAAGTTTCACCTTCACCATACTTTTCAGCTTCTTCATCAGCCCTAGACTTACGAAGATACATGCAAATACGATCCATAGTCATAAAATCACCTCATTGGTATTTATATGTTTATTATATTGGAATATTGGGGAAAAGGAAAGTAGTTTAGTTGAAGTTATGTGGAATAGGCCTACAATAAGTGAAATATATGTTCTTTTGTTATTATGGCGTATTTAAATTAAAATGTAGAAATAAATAAAATAATTTACTTTTAACTATGAAATAATATTTTTTAAGAATAAAGTTCCTTTTGAGTACATAATATTATATAATGATCATGACAAGGAGGGATAATAAAATGAAAGAGCTTATTTGTACAACTTTATTGACAATAATTACCTATACCGCTACGCAGTTTTTCTCCATAAATAATTCAGCTTTGGAAGCGTTGGTAAATTCAATCCAGTTGTTATCCCAATCTTTTTTATGTGGGTAAGAGTTCCTAAAAATTATCTAAAAGTTATGTGTTTTAAAAGCGTAAATATAAAATATCTAATAAATATTAAATTAGATGATTGCAAAATCTCTGATACTCATTTTTACTCATTTTAGAGAAATTAGGCAGGATTTATTGATGTTAGATCAAACAAATGATAGTAGAATACTCAAACAGAATTTTGGAGATATAATGTATTTGTCTACTATTGAAGTAAATAATGGAATAATTGATTTGTCATATTATATTGATGAGGGAAGCTTAATTATTCAATCTAAAAATAGAGTTAAATATAAGGTATTCTTTAGAATATCCGAAGACCTTTTTCAAAAAGTAAATTCAGTGTTTACTGATAATAAAGGTATTTCATATAACAGTGATAGCGTGAAAAATAATTCGAAGCAAAGCAAAAATGAGTATACTTAATAAAGGCCTATAAAGGTCTCAAAAATTAAGTTTAATTTTGTTTATAGCTATGCCACAGAAATATCCGTATCTTTTATAATACCATTAGAGATTAATAGTTTTATAGCTTGATTAAGGGCTTTCTCTTTTTGTTTATTCATTAATTCTTGTGGCATATCAATTTTATATAGATCAGAAGGATTCCATACTTCCTCTGTTACAAACATATTATAAATAGCAGTTAGTATCATCCTCGCTATAACGATAATTGCTCTCTTTTTTCCTCTCCTTTTGTAAATGCATTCATATTTATTTTTGTAGTAAGGAGATTTGTCCGATTTAACGGCAGTATGGGCAACTTGTACCAATGCTGGTTTGAGGTAAACTCCAGCACGTGTAATTCGAACAGATTTCTTCTTACCAGCAGATTCATTGTTGCCTGGTGTTAAACCAACCCGGCAACACAAACGCTTAGAGCTGGAAAATTGAGACATACCAATACCAATCTCAGAAATAATAGTGATAGCTGAGTCCCTTTTGACCCCGGGAATGGTACATAAAATATTTACATGATTTTCATAGGGCATAATCATCTTATTTAAATTTTCATCAATCTCTGCAATTGATGAAGTGACATAATTAAGATGTGATCTAACCATTAATATGCGTTCTTTTTGTTCTTGTGTCATTTGGTAACCTTCAATAGATTCAATTACTAGATCTGCTTTTTTCTTTAAGCTTTTTTGTAAAAGTGAAGTACAATAGTCTGGGTTAAATGAATCTGAAGAAATTAGATAGTCTGTGATGGAAGTGGCAGATTTGCCAAACATGTCGGAAACGACAGCATCAAAGGCTACATTACCAACAGTGAAAGCATTTTGAAATCTATTTTTTTCACTACTTCTACAAGAAACAAGTTTTGAACGATGACGAGTATATTCACGAAGAATACTAATTGGCTTACTGGGGATATAAACTTCCAGATACTAAACCTAAACGAAACAGATCACCAATCCATTTAGAATCTTTGACATCATCCTTATTACCTTTTATTGCTTTAACCCATTTAGGGTTAGCAATGGTTACGTTGATAGTGTCCTCTAAAATGTTAAAAACAGGTATCCAATACTTTCCTGTAGATTCCATGTATACATCATAGCAGTTGTTATCAATAAGCCATTGCTTAAATTGTAAGATGGAATTATTAAAAGTAGAGAATCTCTTTTTTGAATAATGTGGGGTAATCCCCTGTGAAATGATGATTGTGGCAACGAGAAAAGTTTTATGCACATCGACACCACAACAAATAGGATAAACAACTTTCATAGCACAGCCTCCTTTTAAGATAATGAGGAGAAGACATTGACTGAATCGTCACACATATAACTATTAGCTAAAGCAATGATTAGCGTGCGGACTTTTAGTACCAATTATTTGTGCTTGAAAGATGGTTCTTATTAATAGTGATAAAAGTGAGCAAAAAGATTTCCAATATGATTTATTTCCGGCGCTAAAGAAGAGCTTGACACAATTAAATAAGGATAGGAAAATAGATTTAATTCTCTTATCTGGCGATTTAATTGATAAGAGAGGAAGGGGATTTGAAAATATAGATGTAGCATTTAATCGATTTAGAAAAGAATTTATATTGCCTATTAGTGAAGAGTTGAATATCCCAGAGAATTTATTTATACTAACTCCAGGTAATCATGATGTTGATCGAACTAAAATTAACCCTAATACAGATAGGGGTCTTAAAATTAACCTACAAAATACAGATGTTGTTAATAGGGAGATTGAAGAAAATAATCCTGATAATATAAGGGGTATATTGTCATATAAAAATTTTGAAAGAGAATTTTATAAAGATAGTGATAATTCAATAATAACTGATTTTCATTCATCACACATAATAAATATAGATGGATTGAGGTTTAGTATATCTTGTATAAACTCAGCATGGACATGTTATGAATCAGATGAAACAGATAGGCTGATTATAGGAGATAGACAAATAAGTAATGCATATAACGAAATTAAAGATTGTGATGTTAAGATAGCTTTGATGCATCATCATTTTGATTTACTAATAAAGTTTGATAAGCGTGATGTAAAAAATAAAATTGGATAGGTTACACTTAATAGGACAGATCTTTACTTAACATGGTACAATAAAATCAGGAGGAGATTTTAATGACCAGGAAACGTTATGATGAAGATTTTAAAAGACAGTTAGTAAAGATCTATAACCAAGGAAATCACAGCTATAGAAGCCTTGCTGATGAATATGGTGTAGCTGCCCCTACTATCAGAACATGGGTAATGAGATATAATAATTCCCAGTCTTTTAATATAGAAGAAAATAGAACTGAAGAAGATAGAGAATTAATAGAGCTTAGAAAGAAAGTAAAACAACTGGAAATGGAGAATGATATCTTAAAGCAGGCAGCACTACTACTAGGCAAAAAGTAGACCTTATCATTTCTAATAGAGAGAAATACAGTATTAGTGCAATGTGTGAACTTTTAAGGTCCAAAGGAGTTTGGTTTATTACCATTTAAATAAAAAGGATTCTGTTCCTTGCACTGAAGAATCAATAATTGTAAACCACATTAAAGATATCTTTAGACGTAGCCGAAATAACTATGGAACGAGAAAAATCAAAGTAGAATTAGAAAAATTAGGCTATAAGGTTTCTAAAAAAAGGATCTCTAGAATTATGAAGGAGAGTAGCCTAGTATCCAATTACACAGTAGCTCAATATAAGGTTCATACTGCTAATTGCAATGAATCACCTATTCCAAATATAGTAGATAGAAACTTTGATAACAGAAATAAACTAGAGGTAGCAGTAAGTGATTTAACCTATGTAAGGGTAGCTGGTAATTAGAACTATGTATGCACTCTAATAGATTTATACAATAGAGAGATTATTGGTTATGCGGCTGGGACTAAGAAAGATGCTAAGCTCATAGAAACAGCTCTCTTAAGATGTAAATACTCTCTAAAAGATATCGAGATTTTTCATTCAGATCGTGGTAATGAATATGATAACGCACGAATAGATAGCATTTTAAATACTTTTGCTATAGAAAGATCCTTAAGTAATAGAGGGAATCCCTACGATAATGCAGTTAGTGAGGCTACCAATAAAATATTAAAGACAGAATTCATATATCAAAGAAAATTCGAGACCTTAGAACAGTTACAATTAGAATTAGCAGAGTATGTATATTGGTATAATAACCTAAGGATTCATGGTTCTTTGGGGTATATTTCACCAATCGAATATAGAGAATCAAATACCCTAGAGCTAGGAAAAGTATCCTAGTTTTAAATAAAATCTATGTTAAGTATGATTTTATCTAAAAAGGGGTTGCCAATCCAGTATTTAATCCTATTGGTTCATTAAGTATAAATAATATTCAATCATTGTTATCAATCAATGGACATCAATTACGACTTCCTAGGATTGAAATTAAAATGAATAGCATAAGAGATCAAATAATTATAAATAATAATAAAATTCAACTAATTAATAAAGAGTTTGCAGATTATGTTGTCAGCTATTATTTTAGCAAAAAAGATGTCAAAGAATTTATAAAATGTATTTTTGATTGGTTTGCACATGGCCAAGAAGTAGAGTATGCTCTAATTGGAGACTTCTTAAGATATGGTAAAAGATATGAAAAAATGAACTACATAAAAATCGAAGAGTTATTAGATAGGTTTATTAACAAAAAATATGAATTAGGAGATGCAAACTCTTTATTCAAATTAGGCATATATATTTATTATGAATATGCAGAAATGAAAAATTATGCTATTAAACTTCTTGAAAAAGCTAATGATATGAATAATTTAGATGCTAAAGCTGCATTAGGAATTTGTTATTTAGATGGAAGTAACTTAAATGAAATTAATAAAGTAAGAGGCGAAAAATTATTAAGAGAAGTAGTTGTATTAGATAACATTAAGGCTAAAGAAATATTAGGTAACATGTTAATTAAAGGAAATATAATAAAGAGGAATGAGATTGAAGGGGAGAAGCTTTTAGAAGAAGCTACTCTAAAAGGGAGTAATTTTGCTAAATATACATTAGCTGTGAGAACATTATTTGGGTATGGTATAAAAGCTGATTCAGACAAAGGAAAGAAATCACTTTATGAATTAATAGAGGAAAATGATACTAAAGCAATGATTGCACTTGGGGAAGCGCTAATAGACGGAATTGGTAGTAGTTTTAATGTAGACGAAGGAATAAAGTTATTGAATAATGCCATTGATCTAGGAAATAATAGAGCAAAATTATATTTAGCATGTAGATTTGTTTTAGGTGAAGGAGTAGAGCAAGATTGTAGAAAAGGAATAAGAATGGTTGAAGAACTAGCTGAAAAGGGAGAGACAGATGCTAAACTTTATCTAGCGAATTATTAATTAAAGGAAGATATGTAGATAAAAACGTTGAAAAAGGCTTAGATATATTAAAAAAATTGATGAGAGGTAATAATACAGATGCTATCATTGTATACTCTAAATTACTTATAGAAGGAAAAGGGATTAATCAGGACATTAATGAAGGAATTAAGTTATTAGAAGATCTAGTAGAGAAAGATAATTTAGATGCTATCCATGAATTAGGCAAGTTATTAATAGATGATGAATTTGTCAATAAAAATCCTGAAAGAGGAATAGATTTACTTGAACAAGCTTATAGAAAAGGGAATATGGATTCAGGTAGATTGTTAGCTTTTTTCTTAATTAGTGATAGTAATAATTTATACAAAAATAAAGTAAAAGGGAAGAGTATAATAAATAAGCTAATTGAACAAGGAGATAAAGAGACAAAAACAAGATATGGTATTAGACTTTTAAATATAGGTAAAGAAAAGGAGCTAGGAATTAAGTTGCTAGAGGATGCTGTAAGTGAAGGAGATTCAAATGCTAAAACTATATTAGCTGACGAGTTAGTGACAGGTAGAACTATAACTCGAGATATAATTAGAGATAGAGAGCTTTTTGATGAAGCAATTAAATCTGGAAATGTTATTGCATTCAGGATTTTGGGCTATAGGCTTTTGTTTAATGATAGTTTGAAACGAAACTCTAATTATGGTTGTAAGCTTTTATTAAGGGGCATAGAACGTGGGGACTCTATGGCTAAAGTCATATTAGGTCATGGCATACTTTTAGGATATGCTGAAAATTATAAATTAGAAGAAGGCATAAGATTATTAGAAGAAGCATCATCAGAAGAACTAATTGCATACACTATTTTAGGAGAGTTTCTTGTTAAAGGGATATATATAAGTCAAAATAAGATTAAAGGAGAGAAATTATTAAACTATGCTTCTGAAAAAGGTAATATTAATGCTACAATGTTACTTATCAAAATGTTATTAGATGGTGAATATTTAAAGCAGGATAAAATAAAAGGAGAACAATTGTTGATAGAAGCAGTGGATAAAGGGGAGTGTCAGGCTAAAATCGAATTAGCAAATAGAATAATAAGTGAAAAAAATTATGAAAAAAATCTCAAAAGAGGTATTGAAATTTTTGAGGAATTAGTTGGAGAGAAAAACAGTGAAGCTATGTTAGAATATGGGAATATGCTTGTTGAAGGAAGAGATAAAGATATAGATAAGGGAGTAGATATGCTAAGATTAGCAATAAAAAATGGAAGTGCTGAAGCAATGTATGATTTAGGTAATAGATTGATTTTTGGAATAGATATTGCTCAAGATAAGAAAAAAGGCTTCGAACTTCTTAAGAAATCAAGTAATGCAGGTAATAAATATGCTAAATTAAATATAGCAGAAGTTTTAATTAATGGAGAAGTAACTGAAAAAAATACTGATGAAGGACTAAAGTTATTAAATGAATTAATAAACGATGGTTTTAAAGATGCAAGAAGACAACTAGCATTTAGATTAATTAAGGGTGATAGAATACCTAAAAATATAGAAAAGGGAAAACAACTTATTGAAGGTCTAATACATGAAGATGATATAAAGACTATTATTAAATATGGAGAAATTTTATTAGATGGAGTTTATCTAGAGAAAGATGTAGTAAGAGGGCAAAAATTATTGGAGTTTGCTGAAATGGAGGACTCCTTTGATGTATCCTATTATATTAGGGAAAAGATATATTAAAGGGGACGGGTTGAAGAAGCATAAATCTAAAGGAACAAAAAAATTTAAGAAGGCAATAGATGTGGGAAACATATTAGCAAAATTTGAATATGGTATAAGAATGAAATATGGTATTGATATCCCTAAAAATGTTAAAAAGGGAGAGCAATATATCAAAGAAGCTCTATACCAACGAGATAGTAGCAATAAATATGACTTTGGAGTTGTTGCCTATAAACTTAAGGATTATAAAATAGCAGCAGAATTGTTTTATGATGCGTATAAAAATAACATAAAAATAGCAGGAGTTTCTTTGGCATACATGTCAAGAAGAGATGAGATTAAGGATAAGAAAAGTATTCCAGGTGTTAAAGAACTATTACAACCAGAATTAGATGATAATGCTCCTAATGCAAAAATTAATTTGGCTTTGAGTTTAGTTAAAAAGTTTAGTAATAATCAAAATTGGAAAGAAGCTGATAAAGTTTTTAGTACCCTAGATTCTTGTGTTTCAGAAATTGAATGGTGGTATGATTATTCTCTACAAGGAGATTATGAAGGAGACTTAGTTCTAGGATGGATGGGTAGACATGACTTGATTGATAATTATGATAACATATCTTTTAGTGAACGATTGGATAGAGCGAAGAAAAACGGGTGGGACATTCCAAAATGGATGTTTCAAAAAAGTCATGGCGAGTGTTTTAAAGCTATGTCTCAGACGGCAGTAAGCAAGGAGTAGTAATAAAATAGTAAAACCAAATATCTTGAAATTCAATCGGTGTGATTAACTTGGCACCGATTTTTTATTATCTAAAGAACAATATTTGTGGATAAAAAGTTTATATGAATTGACAGTATTAATCCAAAAATATAATATAGTCAAAATATAAAATTTTATTGCCTAAAGTCAAAAAAATGGCTTATCTTCGATACTTAGGACGATATGATATTATATTTATAATTTAAGAGAATGTTGAACTTGATTTTAAAGATAAAATATTTATTATTAAGTTTTCGTAACAATATATAAAATGGTAGATGTGTATTCCAAGCTATTATTAACAATGATATTTATATATATTTAAGCAATATACTATATATATTGTATTTTCTCCCAAAAATAGTACAATGGAAAACCGTCATTTTAATTCGTTTATGATAAAATTGTATTATAAATATAATTTCAAAATATTAAATGCAAATGATTACTAAGGAAATAAAAAGGCAATATTTATTGCATATAGAACAAATGTTTGCTATAATGTATTTAAACATACGTTCGCCACTGATTACATTATAAAGGGGGTCCTGCTAGTGGTGGAGGATACAAAGTACATAGAAATATTAGAACAATTTCTTGATAGATATAAAGAAGAAAACATTATAGATGTTTATGAAAAAACAGTGTTTAGAATAATGGATTATTTAGAAAAAGCAATTAACTTTTAATGTTAGTTGCTTTTGTTTATTTCATCTATTTTTAAAGCTTTTACTATTATTTTAGCTATTTCTTCTTTTGATTTATTTCTCAAATTGAATCCTGCTTTTTCTGCCTCTTTTACAACATAGTCAATGAAACTTTCTGACTTAGGAAATTCTTTATCAGATTTGTAATGGATAATATTATCAGTTTTTCCTAGAAGGTAGTCAAGTGAAACATCGTAGTATTCAGCTAGAAGTCTAACAGTGTCTAAATCAGGTTCGCTTATGCCTCTTTCATACCCAGATAAGGTTTTGTTATTGATACCAGTATCTTTATAGACTTGAGTTTGTGAAACTCCTTTGTTTTCTCGTGAAATTTTTAACCTGTCGCTAATTTTCCTCATTTAATTAACCTCCTAACTATATAAAATTATATACCATTTCTTTAAATATAAGATAAATTTCTTAAAAACAATGAAAATACCATTGGGTTCTTAGAAAATAAGAGAATGGAGGTGTAAACAATGAAACAATTGCATGAAATGATAGCGGAATATAGAAAACCTAAAGGCATTACACAAACTTGTATTTCAGAAGTAACGGGAATAGATAATAAAAGAATTAGTAATATAGAAACAGGGAGAGTAGAACTAAAAGCCGAAGAATTCATATTAATTTGTCAAAAAGGTTTGGGAGTTAGTCCTTCTTTTTTTACAAGTAGATTCTTAGAAACTAAGAAAGATTATTCGGCATAATAATTATCATATATGTACAGTTTCAAAAGAAGTAAATTTTGAAGTTAGAGGAAAAGTACTTTGAAAAAAGAATACAGTGGCTGAATGCTTAATCCAGCCTATTTAATATACTTTCTCTGTTTTGTAAGTTTTCTTTTAAGATGGAACATTTCTTTTTCAGTTTGGAATTCTTTGTGGGTTAGGAAGTCAAGATCATCTGATATTTTATTTAATTTGGTATTTGTAGATACATGATTCGCAGCATTTGATCCTTCTAATTCCTGAAATTGATTTTCAAGCTTATCAAAACGAAGGAGAATCTCTTGATGATTAGAATCAACTTTAGTTTCAAGGTTATCCATTTGACTTTGCATATCGTTCATTTGAACTTGCATTTGAGTTAATAAATTAAGTATTTTTTCTTCGTTATTCATAATAACACACTCCTTATATATATTATAGACTATTTTAGAGTTTTTAAGAACTCTGTAAGGATAGCAAGCTGTTTAGGAGTTAAGTTTTTAGCATTATCAAGAAGCTCTTTAAGTTCAGGCGTGATAATGGTATCGCTGGAATTGTCATCAAAAAAATTGGATAATGTCATTCCATATACATTTAATATATTAGCTAAGGTTTCAATAGTAGGGGTGTTAGAGCCACTTTCTATGTAACTTAAAGACGATTGAGAGATGTTTGCTTTATGGGTAACCTCTTTCATTGTAAGGTTTTTGCTTTTTCTAATTAGCTTTAATTTTTCATAGTAGTTCATTAGGTTTCACCTCAATATAATTGGTTCAGTATTCTGATTATATCATATTCTTTTACTAGAAAGTATCAAAATAATGATTAATAACATCAAGTAATATCATCATAATGATATTAAGTTTATAAATTTATCAGAAAGGTGTGAGTAACTTGAAGCTAGGAAAAAAAATTAAATATTGTAGAAAACAATTAAATATGTCTCAAAGAGAATTAGCTGATAAGGCTAAGGTCTGACAATCTTCTTTTCATTACATTGAAAATGATATTAATAGTCCAACCATATCAAACTTAGATAAAATAGCCAAAGCATCAGGTGTAACAGTAGCAGAGTTGTTAGATGATAAGGCAGTGTAAGTGGTGGACAGGCCAAAGAACAAGCAAATGTAAAATCAATTATTCAACAAATAGGAAAGAAGATGAATAGTCAATACCTTAAATCTTTTATTCCTGGAAATCCCTTTAGAGATTAAAACCTATAAGAGATTAATAGGCAAGAAAGGAGATAAAAATTTAGTAGTTATGAAAATATGCGAATAGTACAAACCAGGAATTTAATAAAAATATAAAAAGGGGTGAGTCCATGAAGAAATGGAGACATGCAGCAACATATGAATATGCAGCAACATATAAAGGAGGTAAATTTGGGAATACCACAGTTAATGTTGTAGCACCACCACCTAAATCAGAAGAAGAGATAAAGAGGATACTTGAAGAATATCACCAGGCGGGATGGGACATTTGGGATTCACTTTCAATTGAAGAACAAATTCAGATTAACAAAGAAGCTACTGCCGAATCAGGCAAAGGATAAAGGACGAGGTTGTCCTTAGGTAATGAAGGAGGACATGCACTTTAAAAAGAAAGGAGGAAAAGGAAGAGATGAAACAGATTAGATTGGTAGCCTTTACTTGTAAAGCTAGAGATTTATCTTCTAAATTGCAGGAAGAATTGAAGAAGTTAGAAAGGAAATTAAAACAATCTAAAAAGTTAGCTTAGTTCTTCACTAATTAAATAATATCATGAAAAGAGGCGAATTAGAATGAACTCAAACTATCTAATTGACTATCAAACACCATGTGAGAGTAAAGGATTAACTAGAAATGATGTAGTTTTACTACTATCAACAAAAGGAATAGAAATTAGCATAGAAAGTCTAGGTTGCTATGAAAGGGGAATAAGAGAACCTTCACCAGACATGGTAATAGAATTAGCTGATATATACAAAGAACTCTTTCTAACTCAGAAGTATTGTAAATTCAACTGTGCTATAGGACAAGCTTATAGCTACGAAATATTAGATAGTATAGACCTAAAAGCTTTAAAGTTACTAGAAGAACATAGAGAGTCATATGAGGTATTAGCAGAAACAATAATATTAATTGTAAATAAAGAAACTAAAGAAGATTTTACGGCAGATGAATTAGAAAAGCTTAAGAAAAATGTACATGAGTTGCTTGATACAGAACATACTATAGAAATTTTTAAGATAGCATTAAATAAGTTTATAGACATGAAAGAAATGATAGCAGAACATAATCAGAAATGCAGGCAAAGAGGATATGCAAGGGGGTGAAATAAGTGCAAGCTGATACGGTTTTTGATCTTCGATATAACATAGCAGATTTGTATATAGCAATTTTAAAGGAAGGTATAGCAACACCAGAACAAACTTTTGTAGTTGTCTCCAATACATCAGTTATAAAAGCTACTACATGTGAAGATGTGAAAGACATGATAGGAATGAGAAATCAAGGATTAACTTATAAAGAAATAGCTGAAATATATGGTTCAACAGATTCAAATATATATCACAGAATTAAATATAAAGAAAAAAAGACCTTTCAGCCACCAACTGAAAAGGTCAACAGTTAAAAAAACCATTAACTTATTATACCATATCGGAAGGAGAATTGAAATGGGTAGACATAGTAGTTTTAGACTTAGATGGAGTAGATACTATCAGTTTTTAATAGAAAGGCAAATATTCTATTTAAAACTTAAAGCATATAGGAACAAGAGCCAAGGAATGAAAGAGTGGGAAATGATTACAGAACAAACATATAGAGACGCAATGAAGAAAAAATATCAGGATAATGTAGTAGCGGTGGAGGAAGAGATAGCACTTATGGATTCATGGCCATTAGCATTAATATTTAGTGAAGTATATGGCTTAGATGAAGATGACACAATAAGGGCAGTTGCAGAAGGTCAAGAGTCAGTTAGAGAGTTAAGAAAACATGTAAAGATTCCAGTAAAGCGTTAACCAAAGCAGAGGCAAACGAAATAATAAATATGCTACAGGCTATGGAGAAATAGGAGAATGATGAAAATGATACATTTTAGACTGGGGCTTTTCAGATGGATAGAGGAATTTTTCAAAATAGTATTTGGAATAACGTAGCAGAATAGAGAGTATTTTTCTACATTGTTGGGAACGCAGTTTGGAAAGAAGAAGGAACATATGTAGGAAATATTCACATTAAAAGAGGACAGTATTTAAGGTCTTATAGAAATCTAAGAGAAGATCTAATGTATATGGAAAATAATGCAGTTAAATATTACTCAGTTTCATATATAAAAAAGGTTACAGATAAATTAGTTAGTGATGGAAGACTAGAAAAAGAGGAAACAAAGCTGGGAACACTATTTACAATCGTTAACTACAGTCATTATCAAGGGTTCAATAGATTTGAACAGGTAGACCAAGAACAGAATGAGAACGGACTGAGAACAGCGAAAGAACAGGGTACTGAGAACGAAGAAAGAACAGGCGAAAGTCAGGGGGCTATGAACAATAAGAAGAATAAGAATAAAGAAATATATATAGATATAGTCGAGTATCTGAACCAACAAACAAATAAAAATTTCAAACACACGACTAAGTCAACTGAATCTAAGATAAACGCTAGATTAGAAGAGGAGTTCACTTTAGATGACTTTAAAAAGGTTATTGATATAAAAACGAGTGAATGGCTCAACGACGCTAATATGCAAAAGTATCTTAGACCAGAGACTTTGTTTGGGACAAAGTTTGAAAGCTACTTAAATGAAAATACGGAGCTGATACACAGGCAGAACCAAATAATCGGAGAAGGAGTGATAGAAGGCTATGATTTCAAAAGACGATCTAAAAATTGAGTGTCAAATAATTGGTTCGTTTTTAATAGAAAGAGCTACACATGATTTTATATCACATTTAAAGGAAGATGACTTTATAGATGGCACAATCAGAGAATATTCAAGGCAATAATAAAAATGAATACCGAACATAAAGAAATAAATATATTCACAGTGCATGAAATATCAAAAGTTCCAATATCACATTTAGCTGATATAACAAATTTGATAGCTAGTACATCTACCATAGAATCTAATATAAAAATATTAAAAGATAAATCTAACAGAAGAAAATTAATTCAAAAAGCTAACAAAATAGCTGAGATGGCAAAGGATAAAAATATAGACATTGAAACTATAAAAAACAATGCTGCAAAGGAAATTGATGAAATAGAAAACATCACAGATGATGGAGTAGTCACTTTGAAGGAAGCTATGTTAGAGACTGTAGGAGTCCTAGATAAAAGATATGCAAATAAAAATGACAGGAGCTACTATACGGGATTATCAAAATTAGATAATTCAACAGCTGGGTTACATCCGGAAGAATTAACAACCATAGGAGCAAGACCAGGAGTAGGTAAAACGATAATAGGAATGCAAATAGCTCTTAACATAGCAGCAAAAAATAAAAAAGTAATGTACACATCATTAGAGATGAGCGTTACCCAGCTATGTGAAAGAATAATATCAGCTAGAGCAAGTGTAAATGGACTAAGGCTAAGACTAGGCGACATTAAAAATGACGAAGAATGGAAAAGAATCTATAGGGTAGCAAGCCATTTCGCCATGGATAATTTCTTTATAGATAAAACTAGTAGAAATCCACAGCACATAAGAGCAAAGTTAAGGAAACATAAGCCGGATTTAATTATTATTGATTACCTACAATTACTGCAATCAACCAATAAAGAACAATCTAGAGAAAGAGAAGTAGCTACTATAACGAGAGACCTAAAACTTATGAGTTTAGAATTCAAGATACCAATTATAATATTATCTCAGCTTAATAGAAATGCAGAAGGAAATAGACCAACTATGGCAGATTTAAGAGAGTCAGGAGCAATTGAACAGGATTCCGATAATATATTCTTTTTACATGAACCTACAGGGAAGGAAGTGGACAAGCTAATAGAGCAGGGAATATATACACAACAGTTCATAAATCAATTAGAAAAAGAAGATAAAGCATTAAGTCAGTTGATTATAGAAAAGCAGAGAAATGGTCCTGTAGGGACATTAGAAATAGTAAAGGTGCCAAGGCTAATGAAATTTGTTGAGATAGAAAGGAGTAACAGAAATGACTAAGAATCCAATGGAGATTTTATATAGACACTTTGGGGAAAATCAGAGGAAGGTTAAGACATGCTAAGCGTATCTAACATATTTTATGAAATGGGACATAAGGAAGAAAAAAGTAAAGATTGTAAAGATGAAGAAATTAAAAAACTGTTTAAGGAAGTTAATTAAAATGAAGCTTTGTCATAAATGTAATAGCCGAATGGTAGAAGTTAAGTTAATAGATTTAGAAGGCAAGACATATAAGGCCTTAGTATGTACTTATTGTGGACATACCTATAGCAGAGATAAAGCTTTCAATATGGGTAACTTTTTATGATATAAAAGATTATGGTTTATCAATCGCAGAAATTAATGAAATAGCAGTTACAAAGCAGTTTAGAAAATCTGGAATTGGTACATATGCTATAGAATATTCAGAGAAAACTGCTAAAATAAGAGGTGCAAATATTTTTCGTTCAGGTACAGGCTATGGAAATATCCCATCGAAAGAAATTCATGAACACTGTGGATTTAAGCCATATAGGATTGAATATGAAAAGATATTAGATTGATTAAATTATCTCATAATATCTATATTAAACATCATGTTTGTTAAAACTAAGAATTCTATTGAGATACCGTATTATTCAGAAGTGAGTTTTACGGTATTTTTATATTGTAATGAAATTTAGGAGGAATAGCTATGGAGATACAAAAGCAGTATAATCAATCAAAGAAACAAAATTTAAAAAGTGAGATGATAGGTCACATAGACGATATATTAGATGTAGCAGAGGGTATAAAAAGCCTTGATTTCTTCACTATAGAAATTAAGGTTCACAATGGGGAATTAAATGCTAATTGCACTTTAAAGAATAAGAAGAAGGTGTACTAGTGGAAGATAACATAATTTTAAGGATAAAAAAGCTATTAGCATTAAGTGAAAATTCAAACGAATATGAAGCAAAGGTATCTATGTTAAAAGCTCAAGAATTGTTAGTAAAGCATAAGCTTTCTTTAAAAGAGATAGAAGATCATAAGGATATAAATGTGATAGAAGGTACGACAAATGTAACGTTTAGGCAAGGAAAATGGAAAGCAAGGTTAGCAAATTTAATTGCTGAAAACTTTGGATGTTATCACTTCTATAGGACAAACAAAACTCATACAATTATTTTTATGGGCAAGGATGAAGATGTAACAGTTTGTAAAATTGTACTAGAATACGCAGTAGATAGTGTAAATTCTGTAGTAAAAAGATTTAGATACCAATATGGTAAAGAGGGATACTCAACTAAAGGCTTAGAAAATGATTATGCTTCGGGTTTTATAGAGGGATTAGAATACGCTTTTGAAAAACAAAAAGAAGAAAATCAGGAATGGGGATTGGTATTAGTAAAAGATAAAGAAGTAGTAGAAGCTTACGAGAAAAAAGAATTTGCACGTTCCATTAATATAAATACTAAATTTCAAGGATTTAATCAAGCTTACTTTAAAGGGATAGAAGATGGAGAAAATTTTAGTATATCAGATAGAATAGCAAAAGAAAAAGAGGAAACGTTGCAAATAGAAAACTAAATAAGTCTTACTGTACCTAGACAGCGGACACCAAGATTACTTAATTGTAGTTGAAGTGTCTTTTTTATTACTTGTTAAACGTTGAATAAAGTATTTTGCAGTTTTATTACAATTTTATCAAGTGAAGAAGTTACATAATATAAAGTTTACCATTAGGAGGATAATATGCAGATACTTATAACAGAAATAGAAAGATTAAGGAAAGATTTAAATAATACAGTAGAAAAGCTTCAAAAGGCGGGATATGAGAAAGCAAATACAGAGTATACTTACAGGATAGCATTAGTAAAAGAACTCTTAAAATTAAGAGATGGAGTGCTACCAGCTACACTTACCAATGATGTAGCTAGAGAAAATGAAGAAATAGCAAAATTTAAATTTAATAGAGATGTAGCAGAAACTATGTATCAATCTACACTAGAAAAATTAAGAGCAGTAAAAATATAGTTAGGAATAGTTGAAAGGCAGATAGAAGAGACTAGGAGGGGCGAGCATTATGTTACTTATATCAACATATCAAGATTTACTTACAGAAATAGAAATATATGAAAATAGATTAGATGATTTATATAGGGAAGATTATGCACTTAGAAGCATAGAATATAACAGAATAGATTTAGATGTATATGTAGAAAGAAAGCATAAACTAAATAATGAGGCAGCGATAATACAAGCTATCCTTGACGATAAAAGAGAAACTCAAAGACAAATATTAGAGAAACTTAATCAACTGGAGGGATTAGAATATAAAATAGCATATAAAAGGTTCATAGAAGGAAAGACATTAAATGAAATAGCTGGGGAATTAGGGTACTCTTATCAATATATGAAAGAAGTATCAGCTAAAATCTACCAAGAATCTACTGACAAAGCAAAATGA